CAGGCTTCCACCGTTGCACTGCCGCAGGCTTTCACCGTTGCACTGTCGTAGGCTTTCACCGTTGCACTGCCGTAGGCTTTCACCGTTGCACTGCCGCAGGCAAAAGATACAGTTCTTACCTCATGGCATTTTTGTGTATAGATACCAGCTTCCGAAAGTTCTTCCTCGGTAAAATTTTCTTCGAGATATATTGCATCAACTATCTTTGCATCTCTTAATACCCAAAACCAGTTAGCGGTGATGGCTTTTAATAGATCAGCCTTATTTTGAGCATCAAGCCCCATTCTGTAACCGTTTTGACAGGCATTTGCATTTTTTGCCCTGTTCAATAGTTCTTCTTTTAATTCTTCAAATGTTTTCATATAATTGTTATTAATGATTTCCAACTAAAAACCGGACTATCTTCACAGACTGTCCGGCTAAAACCTAAACTAAAAATTTATAGTGTTTTGTCTGAAACACCGCCCGTACAAGGGTAAAGGGGTAGCTTGCACATCGCATCCCTCACGGCTTTTAGTACGGAATAGCACTGACCTTTGCTGCGGTAGTTCCCCTCAACGTAACAATACGTGTTTAGCCTTTAAGCATGCCCGAATTTGACGGGAGGGGATATATCAAAATGAATTTCTTCATTAGTCATTATACCTCTATGCGTTGGTGGTGCCCCATTCCGACCTATTACTTACCCGTTACAAGGACTTCGGTACATAGAGTGTTTCATTAACTTAATCACGCTGCTGCCTTATGCTCGCATTCACCTCTCAATGAATGGTTGTCGCAATCGGTTGCTTATACGCTATACATCGCTTCGGCTATTTGTATAATAGATATACTGCTTATCAGCGCAGGCTAATTTTACGTGCCCTGAACACGGTTTCGTTTTTGAGGGTTAAACTTCCCATCCCGAATACTATCATCGGTTTAGTTTGCTCCCGCCCGGTTCTCGCTACCGGAAACCGTTCAATCCGACCACGGGAATTTAATGTGGTATCGTGTCCTATTCGATGCTGTCGTAGTAGGACTGGTGCAACCTGTACTCCTCTATCACATCATCGGCATCATTGCCTACCTTCTCTACTATTTCATCGTATGCGGCACAAGAGATGCTTTGCATTACAGCTTCCTGATAATCGCATTTGCCCGCAATACCAAGCATGAAAAAGAAAGCAATCATACCAGCAACGAACATTATAACCTGTCTTGTCAATCTGTTCATATCCATATCATTTACTTGTTAATTATTATCTCCATGAACTGTCACGGTATCTCAATTCAGGGTTCAGGTCTACCAAAGCCTGTCTGAAATTGTTATCCGGTTTCTGATAATCTTGATACATGGGGGAAACCTGTGCTTTAAATTCATCCATTTTCAGATGGGCGTCACACCATGCCATTTTTAAGCCACTTGAAAGATGGTATTTATAATTACACACATACGCATAAGCCCTCTGCATGATGGCACGATGGTTGTATCTGCCATTCTTTATTAGATCGTAATCCCTATAAGTCATTTTTCGAGAAGTTTTATAATCCATCGTTTCTTACAAAATCTATCATTCCTGATATGAATACTATTATCTGTTTACCTGTCCTGTTTATAGTAGTATTTTTTATCTATCCATATATTCAATAAGACCGTTCTTGGAGAACATCAACTTTTTCCCTGTCTTTATATGAGGGAACTCGTCTTTCCTGTTGCGGAATGTTTTTACGCTTAACCCTACAAAAGAAGCGGCTTCTTTTGCATCCAGATATTCATCCGTATGCTTCTTTACGACATCCGATATGTAAGATTTCATATTCTTACTTATCAACTTGTAAAGCTCTTCCGCAATCAAACTAGCGTCTGAACGTGTCATTTCCGTACTGCTTCAATGGTTAACTCCAGCTTGTCCTTATTGACGGAAGTCCTGTACTTTTCCACGTCAATAGGTTTTTCTCTGGATTTTGAAAGCTGGTATGCATAAGTTTTCGCAGAATTGATGGACTCGTAATCATCCATGTGAAACATTATGGATGTACCCGCTTTAATTCCCAAAATGTCTTTCTTTCCTATTTTCATACTATTTTCTATGTTTATTTAGATTTTATACATGAATTATTTGCAAATAAGAAAGCTAACGGTTATATTTGTCGGTGAGATATGTATTTGCGACTTGTAAGAGCCGCTGCTTTCTTTTTATGTCAAATCGCTTAATTGATTAATTGATTGACAATGCAAAGATAGTCCTATTATTTGGACTGCAAAAATGTATAGTCTTTTTTTTGGGACTATTTTATATGTTATAAAACATGTTTTGTGTAATTGATTGATTATTAGATATATGAATAAGTATAGAAACATGTTATCACTGGCATTATCTGTAACTGCTATTGCAATATCCATAATTGCGCTATGCAGGGTGTATCCGCACACCTCTGATTTGAGAATGGATTATCAAGGGGTGATAATTGGAATATTGGCGTTGCTGGTTACGGTACTTGTTGGGATTAACTTATATACGTTGGTGGATTTAGGCAGGGCAAGAAAAGATGTAGATGAAATGAAAAAGGAAATGGATAAGAAGGAAATGGAAATATATATCCGTTCAGAAAAGAACTTGATAGAGTTCCACATGGCTGTCTTGTTGATGCACATATCAAAGGATAATAAAGATTACAATGATGCTTATCAGATTGTTTTAAGCGGATTGTCTGCTATGATACATCAAAGTAGAATAGGGCTTTACAAAGATTGTGAGATAACAGCGAGGTCTATATTAGTAGAAAAAGAAACAATATCAATGCTGAAAATAAGCAAGCAATCAAAAGAAGTATTGCTGAATATGATGGTTGATATAAAGGACGTTCAGAAAATTGGTTGTTATACTGATTTAATGCACGCTTTATACTCTGTCGTTCCCGTTCAGTCATACGCATAGTTGATACATAGACTTGAAGTAATGAATCGCATAGTTGTTTGTTTTTCTTCTTTTTCATAATTCGTTCTTTGAAATGTTTACAATCGGTTAATAATATAATTCTATGGATAAAAATTTTGTTTTAATGTGTAAAGTTGCTACGGAGTATATTGTTAAAAACAACATTATATCCCGTAATGAGTGCGAAAAGATGTTCGCTGATAATGGGAAACGGGTATTTGAATATCTAAAAAGTTCCGGTATAGGAAAATCCGCAGGTTCAAGTCTATGTGTAACGAAAGAAGCCAAAAGGCTTGTGGCCAATAAGTATTTCGACAATATAATAGAGGAAGCAGAAAAAGAAGAATATGACCGTAATCTGTCAAACAAGAGCAATGAAGCGAATATAAAATCTAATATCATAGCTAAATGGGCTTTGTTTATTTCAATAATATCAGCAACAGGATTGCCACAATACTTGTTGAAATGGATATATAAGACAATAGTTTCAATCGTTTCATCCCAATAAGAAGTAGTTCGGTATTAAGTTTTACTATTAACTCATTCAAAGATTTCTTGTCTTCAACTTCATCTGTTATCTTAATGTAATCATCTGTTGTTTCCATATATATTCTAATTTAATTATGTATATTGTTATTCAATTAAGTAATTATCAAGTAAACGTCTCACTCGGTTAAGGTGCTGAATGCTGCATAGTTCGCCCTTTAGAGGGTTTTACGCCTCTTGGCTATTAGCAGCATTCAAACAGTCATCGCTCGTATAAAGTACGCCGTTTTTAGCTGGATGGCATTAACAAGTCACCATCTTCCCGGACTTTTCGCTTACTTGTCGCTGTGAAGGCACTCCGGTTTCGTTCGCCTCTCGATTTCTCACACCCACGCAGTATCGAGTTTTAGGAGCACAACCCTCTGTCTCTCTGCTTATGCAGCCTACCGCCGATTGTACAACTGGCTTTAAATAGAAAGCCCCGTAATAGGTACGAGCTATTACAGGGCAATCATATATAAACTCCGGAAGGAGAATGTTTAATCAATGTCTGGTAACATCTCGTACTTGTTACGGATGCAAAGATAGTCCTATTATTTGGACTACAAAACAAATGGGAGATTTTTTTTATGAATGATGTAACAAACAGATTTGTACGCACCTATAAAGAAATGGGGCTTACCGGTTATAGGATGGGAAAGGATTGTTCTTCTATAACCAAACAGAAAATATCAAATATAGAAAAAGGAATTACCGAAGTTACTGCCGATATTCTTGCAGATTTTGCTTTGGCTTATGAAAATGTCAACGCCAATTACATCCTCACCGGGAAAGGCAATATGTTCCTGAATAATGAAGAAAATATGGAGTCTTCTACAGACATCGGAGCAATCGGGCTTACCTACGATGAGCTGGCAAGATTATATGAGACAACTGTATCACGTTATGAAAGGCTTATTGAACACATGAAGATGAAGTTTGAAACTCTTGAACGTGCATTTATGGATGCGAAGGAAACTTTCGACAGAGGAGCGTAGAAATAAAAAAAGCTTCGTATTCCGAAGCCTTTATGTTCAAGTGAAACCATTTATGCACCTTTGGTCTTGAGATGAAGTATCTTCATTTCATAACTCACTTGTTTGTTTTGTATTTGCAGCTCTTTCTCAAGAACTGATATCCTTTCATAGGCAAGTTCCAGATCTTCAGACATTCGCATAGACTGTTGCATGAGGACTTTAATTTGCTTCATGAGGCGGAATACGGAAAGGTTAACTTCTTCCATGATGTTTTATAGTTTAAAAGTTTGTTGATGTATTTAATACAACATTAATATTTTAAAAATGTTCAATGTTCATATATGTTATTGAACATGTTCCAAAAGATTTAATTTATTACAAAATAGTATTTTGATGGAAAATAAGGATAATGCCGCATTACGTTTGCGGCAATTTGTGATGTATGCTAAAAGAGAAAAGCTTATAAAAAGCATTCGCCAGTTTGAGGGAATATGCGGCTTGTCAAATGGATACGTGAATGTTTATTTACGAAAAGACCACGGTAATTTAGGAAGTGACAACATAGGTCGAATATCCAAAAATTTTCCAATGTTAAATCTATACTGGCTATGCACCGGAGAAGGGGAAATGCTAAATTACGGGAGCCGGGAAAGGGAATATAAAGAGGTAATGGACATCATATCAGAATTGCAAGAAGCCGTTAAAAAATTAAGGACGGACAATAATAAATAGAACAAATGTGATACCATAATTATTTTATTAATCGCATCGTATTGAAAATCAAATCAATGCAATAAGCGCATAGTCCCGTACGCACCGCTATAATAGGGACGAGAAAATCGCCCCTATTTTGTTGTATATCAGATTGTTGTACAATAGTGTATACCATAAATAATGCGCAATTCGCATAAAAAACAGTGCCCGATTGTGCCTTTTTATGCCCGATTGTGCCCAATAAAAAGAGATTATGTGTTACCTTGTGTGATACCGATTTTCGTTCGATGCCTAAAAACTTACAAAATGAAATATCCAACATTAAGGTTTGTCTTTGACCGGAAAAAGACCGCAACAAAAAGCCATAAGGCTTCCGTTCAGATAGAAGTCCTAAGTGAACGGAGAAGGAAATTCATAGGTACAGGCGTAAAATTGTATTCAGACCAGTGGGATGAAAGAAAAAAGGTTGTTAATTCAATGCAGATGCATGAATTGAACCGAAGCCTTGATGAACAAATAAGGGTAATACAGGATTGGGTGAACGAGCTTATCCGTAAAAGAGAGCCGTTTGATTTTGACAGGCTTGATAAATTCATTAAGTTCACGAACAAATCGGAAAGTTTCATTGAATTTGCCGAAAGGAGATTGGAGGAAAGGCAGGATATAACAGAAAGCACAAAGAAGACACATCGTACATTCACGGAGTCACTTAGGTCGTTCGGCCGTATCAATTATTTTTCCGATTTGACTAAAGAAAATATAACCATATATGATGACTGGCTGCATGGGAAAGGGTATTCCCAACCTACCATCCACAATTACCATAAGCGGATGAAGCGTTATGTAAACGAAGCGATAAAATTTGAATTAATCGATAAAAACCCGTATTCAGGGCTTCATTTCGAACGTGGAAGGCATCAGATAAGGAAATACCTTACGGAGGATGAGCTAAAAAGAATAATGGAAGTGGAAATACCGTCTAAAACCATTCAGCAGGTACGTGACTTGTTTGTTTTTCAGGCATACACCGGAATATCGTATGCAGACCTTGCAAAGTTTGACTTCAAGAATGATATCACAAAAATAAACGGAAAGCTGGTAATTCAGGATATCCGGCAAAAAACAGAAGAAAGTTATTTTATAGTACTCCTTTCTCCGGCGGTTGCCATATTAGAAAGATACGGATTTGTCCTTCCAATTATAAGTAACCAGCAATATAATTTAAGGCTTAAGATAGTGGCTGACTATGCCAAGATAGAAAAAAATCTAACCGTTCACATGGCGCGCCATACATTTGCTACAATGTGCTTGAATAACGGAGTAAGGATTGAAAATGTAAGCAGGATGTTAGGTCACTCCAACATAAGGACAACACAGGAATATGCGAAGGTACTTAATTCTGAGGTAGAAAAGTCATTCGACCTTCTGGAAAGAATGATAAAAAAATAGGAAAATTAGGAGACCGAACGAATTAAATGGTCTCCTAATCTTTTACGCTTATTCATTATGTTTATGTCTATTGTATTTTTTCACAAATTCATGCCCGGATCTTAATGCGTCTGATAGTTGTTTTAAATCACAATTGTCCTGTATTTCCATTGTGAATTTAGGGAATTTATTTCTTATTAGTAAAAGTCTGTCGTTTTCGTCATCTTGCCTGAACTCGAATACAGGTGTAGGCATTGCAATTGAATACCAATGGGAAAACATATAGTTTCCCATCTCTGCCATTATATGAGCAAGTTTATTTGCACAATTATCATCGGATGTAAATTTACTGTCTTCGAGCACAGAAATACGTTGCGTTTCGTTGAACTTGTGTTCTTCAAACTTGCACACTATCAAGTTATCCGTGTCAGTCAGGACCCACCAGTTTGGAAAGTCCCGGCTTTTTTCTAATTTAAATCTGTTCATTTCTATATTATAGTTACAAATGATTCATCAATATATTCATATCCTATATACTTCATTTGTGCCTTATCATTAGATCTGCACCACTTATGAAGCAAAACATTCATGTCATTGTTTATTTCTAATTCGAATTTATACTCCTTGCTTCGTTTAAATGGAAATTCCGTATATCCAGATAATAGCATGAAATCATTAATGGTTACCCCCGTGGAAAACCAGATAGTTTTACCGGACAATGAGGATGAACGAGACAAACGGAATTTCTTCCCAAATATTTCAACTTCCATGCCATCAGGGTTTTCTGCAATAACTTTTTCTGCAATTTCGGTTCGGAATTTAAGGTTTGTGCCTGCATATCCTATATGCGATGTTGCTTTAGGGCAATTAATATACTTCGGATTAGATAAGTCTCTACGAATGTCTTTTGCTCCGTTAATTAAGGATGTGATTTGAGTTTTCATAAAACAAACAGTTTTACGTGTGTCTCACGGCTGCACAACAGCTATTTTCTATATTGTAAATATACGTCTTATTTCTTTTTTAGCCAAATAAAGCTACAATTATTTTATGATCTTAAGGATATTATTTAAAAAACTGTATGGCGTTTTTATCCAATTTGCCAATACCGCAACATATATACCCTTGGGTCATTTTTATATCTGAATGCCCCATTCTTTTGGAAATTTGAAGAATTGGCACGCCTAATTCCGCCAAGTTGGTAGCAAAACTTCTTCGGGCTGTATGGGACGCTATGAATTTCCATTTTTCGCCCGTTTCATTCTTCCCCCTTCGGAATAGTTTTACCCTTTCGTTTATCCCTGCTTTCCGGCATATATCCCGTATGGTATCGTTAAAGCTGCTATCGGAATACCTTTTCTTTCCGGCTATCGGGAGTAATTTGTGTAAAACTGGTTTTGCTTCGATAGTTGTTGCCGTTTTCGTTTTCTTGCTGACATAGTAAATATATCCGTTGCTTATGTTCTCATCCGTCATTTCCAATACATCCGAATGCCTTGCGCCCGTATAGCATCCGCACAGGAATTGCGCTAATATTATTTTCTCTTTCTCGTTTTCCGGGCGGTAACTTTCCAATATTGACAACTCGTTTAAGTTAAGATATACGCTTATGGAAGGCGTGTTTTTTACGCTTAATCTATCCTGATATCCAAGATAGGGTAAAGTAAATTCGTCCCGTGCATCGTTTAATACCGCCTTAATCATTGCAAAATAGGTTCTTCGTGAACTTTGCGCGCATCCTGAAAATACGGATGATAAGTTATCTATATTTGATTTGGTAAAATCTTTCCAATCTGGTATAAAGCCAAGGTTGTTTTTAATTTTGGCAATTATCCCGTAATATTTAGGGTATTTGAGAATAAACCGCCCGCAAAAGGTGTTTTTCCAGTTCTTTACTTCTGGAAGTCCAGGTAATAAAAGTAGCCTATTCATCCTTTCCATTCCTTCCCGGCTCATCTTGGAATTGAAAAGAAGCTTGTTTAATTCGTCCAGTTTCATGGCTATTTTTTTATTATGCCTTTCCTACACAAAATAACCGTAACAACAACACACGCAGCCCATAAAAGAAGTATAAAGCCTATACTACCAGTTGCGCCACAACATAGTAAAAATATGAATATTAACCATAAAGTTATACCTAACATTACTTATTCCTCCTTATTTTAAATTATTCGTTTATTCTTTATCGCCTACCCGGCAGCCGTATTACTGTCGGGGCATTATAACATGAACGTTGGTCGAAACCTCAACGTGCGTCTATGCTAATTGTGGCAATATATCCTTAATTTATTCGGTTATTAATTCTATAAACTTGCTTATCATATATCTTATTTAAATTCCACATTCAAACCGAAATTTGCAAAATGTCGATCGATGCAGTTCGTTATAAATTCTAATGCATCCGGGTAGCTTCTGTTATTGCAGCAACCGAAAGCCCCGAAGGAACCGCAAAAACGCCCTTTGTTGAAACTATCCTTTGAAATGGTTGCTATTACCTTGTTATCTATTTGAAAGGCTGTATTTTCGCCCTGCTGGTTTACTGTTACTATAATTGTTTGCATGATTGTTTGTTTTAATAGTTAATTGCATTCTGTTATCAGTATGGGAGAATTTTCATAGTTCACATTCCCGTATAACTCGCTTTCTATTTCTTTGCCTTTCTTTGGCTGGTAGTCCGTTCCTTGGACGTAGAAATTACCGTCAAATGGATATGCGTTAATATGTTTATGCGGTATGTCAGTTGCGCACATTCCAGCCCAATAAGGGTATCTAAATAGTTTACCGTCTTTGTCCCTTGCGATATAGAATTTTGCCAGATCTTTCTTATTATCGAAAAATACGGTTTTCTCGTTGATAGGCTCGTATTTGTCATTTATAGCGGATAAAGTATAAATCATTCCGCTAACCTTTACCCCGTTCAAATTGCAGCCTTTAATAAGTCTTTCCGTCTCTTTACTTGCTGCTTCCATCGTTGTGAAAATGCAAGTATATAAGTTTTGACCTTTGCCCAAATAGGCGCGTACTTCGTAAATCATTGTTTTGTTTTTTAGTTAGTAATAGTTCCCGGCGGCGGTGTCGCTCCGCTTGTTGTCCTCCACGCCGGGATAATTATTAAGCCTTGAATATAACAAGGTATTCCCCACCTCTTTTGCCTATGTGTGTATGTTCGTAACGCCCTTTTTTGGCATTGTAATAAAATTCTCCGGTAACGTTATATTCCACGCCGTTAACCTCGTAAACCATACAACTATGATTATTATTCATTCCTATCGCTTTTATTGCCTTCATATCTTTATTCATTTTCTTCGTTTACAAATTCCTTGATTTTCTCTATATCGGTGCAGCTGATGAACAACACGGAACCGAATAACAGTAACATAACGCCGAACATATTATAAGCTGTTTTATCCGTTATTAACTGATTTGTACAATTCACGCGCAAATCGTTTAATCATTCTTTTGCGCTGAGTATAATTGTAACTATAATATAGTTTTTCCCATCGTTCGCACACTTTGCGCGCTTTTTCGTTGCTCGTTCCGAATGGAGCGTAACCGGTGCAGATAGCTATATTATTATACGGTTCGGGTAATTCGTATATATCAGCCGCCCAACCTTCTAAACGTTCGGTATGCCCTATCTTTGTAAGGTAGTTTACTATACTCTGTATTTCGCAATAACCTAATGATATTACATTTTCTTTTCCGTAAATGCGATATATTTCTTTTCTTGTTGTCTTCATAACATTGTTATTTTAGTGTGGATAAATGATTTTGATGTAGTAGGGGCTAACAAGCCCCGTTATTATCAGCCTATAATATAGGGTTCTTTCATTGGTATGTATTCCATGCCATTAAGTTGGTAGATAGGAAGGAAGTTTCTAAACCAACCGTTACCGGCATCATAAAGACCTTTAAAAACAAAATCACAAGGAGAAGCACTATTAATTATTTTAAGATCTCTATATCCAAAAACGTTACTTTCTCCGTTCTTCTTGATGAACTTCTTTAACCACTTCAAGCCCTGTTTGCCTTGTTCCTCTGTCAAGGGAATACCGTAACCGTCTCCGATACTTTCCAGCCAATCATAATTGATAACGTCTTTCTGTTCTCTGTTTGAACGGTTCTTTAATAGCTGTAATTGCTGTTTAGTGATTACACCGGCTTCTTTAATCTCTGAAAAGATACCTTCTAATGTCTTCATAACTGTAATATTTAAATGTTTATAATTCAACTTTATTACAGCGTTTAATTTTATTGGCGGATAATTTGGAAGTTTAAACCAAGATAAGTACCTTTGTTCCTGATTACGGGGGGGGTACTTATCCAAGTTATTCCCTTTCTTGAACCTGTTAGCATTGCCAGTGTTAGCAGGTTCTTTTTATCTCATCATAAAAACAACGCTTACAAGAATGTTATAACGCGCTTATTATTAGTGGTATATATAAACTTATTAAATCAATACTTTATAATATCATATTAAATAACTGTATTACAGGAATATATAATATTATTAGCATAGGTTTAATAAGGGAATATTTTATCCCTTTCTTGTACTACAAAGATAATAAAGACTTATCAGATATGCAAATATTTTACTATAATATTCACTGTATTATTAAATATATTTCTATGTTATGAAACATATGCTTTTTATGATCGGATTTTGGATGAAGTATTTGTAACACATTGATACACATTGATTTATTATGCATATATCAAAATATTATTAGTATAATATTTAATATACCCACCCCCCCCGATATTACATATGTAAATATTTAGTCATTCATTACTGCTCAAAATTTTTATTTTATTTTTTTATTTTCCTCCACTTTCCATTAGTCTATTTGCCTGCTTTTGCCCCTTTGCATTCCCGTTGTTTTTATATTTTTCCGATGTATTATTATCCTTCATTCTCTGTAGTTTAATTATTGTATACTACACTTTATATTCTATTGAGATAAAATATATTATGAATTATATTGTATGATATGTATAAAATCTATATATTTGTAGAAAATATACTATGTATATGTGAATATATATTCTATAGAGCGTCCTGTTTTATACATATTATCAATTTGTTGTAATATAAATAACTGATATACAAATATTTGCTTATGAATAGTTATTATGACCGCATATTGCATTTGATCATCACTAATTTATGCACCCTTTCCGATGACGGGTTATTTGCCCGTTCATGCTCTGGTAATGATTATGCCGAAGCTTCCATGAATATCAAGGGTCTTGTGTTCAATGTCATGGCATCAAGTGATTTTCGTTATGTACATGGATGTTATTACCTGTTTACCGGGGAGATTTACGAGCCTGTCAATCCCGAACTTATAGGGAAGGCTGTCGAGGAGTGGTTAATACGGATGCGTGTCAGCAGTAAGGTTCTTCATTACTCCAGCAAGAAGTTCCAGGATGAAGCCAGGCTTTCTATCCGTATAAACAATCCTTTTTGTCCGGTATTCCATATCAAGGCTTACAAGAACGGTGTTGTGGATTTTACGGATGGCATCCTCCGTTCTTTTGACGCCAAGTACCATGTGATATACAAGCATCCGTATAATTACGATCCTTCTGCCAGATGTCCTATGTGGCAGTCTTTCCTTAAAACCGTATTGCCTGAACGTGACAGCAGGCTCATATTGCAGATGTATCTTGGCCTATGCACTTACGACCGTGGGAAAATGGTTGACAAGGTTGAAAACTGCCTTATGCTTTTCGGCACGGGAAGCAATGGGAAGTCTGTTATTTATGACACCATCACGGGTATATTTGGCAGGGAAAACGTTTCATCTATGGGATTGTTATCCCTTATCAAGGGAGGTGATGAAAGGTTGAGGAATATAGCCCGTATAGACGGGAAGTTGGTTAACATGTGTCCAGAGATACAGGCAAGGGATATTTCCGGGTATGAGGACGCTTTCAAGACGCTCTGTTCCGGTGAGATGGTATATGGCAGGAATATAGGAGGCAATGTATACGAGGTGAGGAATGTACCTTGGATGATATTCAATATGAACAACCTTCCTAAGGCTTCCGATACTAGCTACGGGTATTTCAGGCGTTTCCTGTATGTTATGTTTGAGAATGTAATACCTGAGGAAATGCAGAACAAGCACCTTGCGGAGGATTTGAAGCAGGAATATCCGGGGATACTTAACTGGATAATAAGGGGTGGCAAATATTTGAAACAGAGGAAATTCGTATTCCCTAAAAGCGAAAACAGCGAGAAGCAGAAGCTTGTCGTTATGGGTGAAAGCAACATAACTTTTTCTTGGGCGTTTGCGCGCGGGGTAAGACCTTCCGCCAATACGAAAGGGGAACTGTTCACATGGATAAGGGCTTCTGACATGTATGACGACATGGTACGCTATGCGGAAGCAAACGGTTTTGAAAGTGTGAGTACTCAGGACTTCGGGCGGCAGCTCACTAAACTTGGGTTTGGCAAGATGAACAGGAGACGGGACTCAAGGGGTATCATATACAAGGTATTCGGATGTAACGAGGAGGAATTGAAGACCCCTGTCCCTATTGTAGCAGACATGGATATGGACTTTGACGGGTATAACGGGGACGTGGAGTATGATGCGGAGGATATGTAGGATTTTTTAATATTCCGGTATGGTGGAACAATGAGAGACACTAAAGATAGTCGGAACAACAGAAAACCGTTGAGTTCTTCAAAAGCGTTGAAATTCGATAAGCAGAGCGTGCAGGTGCAAGTCCTGCTACCGGAATAAATCATTTTATTATAGATATGTAAGACTCTTAAATAGACAAGATATGATAGTTCCAATAGATGATATGACTTTTAAAGAAAGCGAATATAATAGAGGTGGTAAAATTTGGAAAGCTTCTACATTATATGATTTTGCTAAGGCAAGGGAATATCCGGTTATGGATATGCCTATGTGGAATATAGATTTGACTATTGAACCTTTTGAGTGTAGTCAAATTCATAGCTTTATCTTTCAAATGAAAAGGGTGAGTGAATGTTCGCTTGATTATCCTATTATTTTGGATGAAGTGGGACAGATTGCTGACGGTTATCATAGGCTTTGCAAAGCTATATTGGAAGGGAAAGAGACAATAAAAGCTATCAGGCTGTTAGAAATGCCAGCACCGGATAGGATTGAAGAACAATAAAATATTAAATTATGAAAGACGGAGAAAAGTTACAGATTGGCAACTGGATTGCCGAAAAGGTAGAAATGGATGGTGTGGACTTCATGGAAGTGCGCACGACGGATGGTGGCTTTAGGATTATGTACCGCATGGACTGCATGATGTACATGGCTATAGACTCTGTGAGCATGAAGGAAAAGGAGGCGATACAAGTACTACTAAATAATGTTCTTGCGACCGCCAATTTGTTAGATGCGGGGTTTCAACATGATGTGATGATAGCCATTGGAAAAGTACTCGATCGGGTAAAATCTAAGCCTGTCAGTGACGAGGAAGATGCCAAGATACTTGCGGAGGAACGGGCGAAGTATGAGATAAAAAAGGAAATGGAGGAAGAAGATGGGGGAAATAGAGAAGGCGAAAGTCCTGAAAGCGGAGATTGAGAAGGACATCTCCGGTATGTTGGCTACTTATGAGAGAAATACGGGGCTTGTGGTGGGTGATATAGGGTTTGTTAGGCAGTCTGTCTTCGATGATATGGGAAATGAAATTAGCTTTCGGTATGTAGTGGAGATGACGGTTAAACTATGAAAGTGAAATGAAACGGATAAGACTGTCTAAGGAAGAAAAAGAGGTGTTTAGGATGGTATCAAAATTTGGTGGGGAATGTCCTTCCACTTATCCTGCTCACGTATTTAATGCTTGTATAAGTTCTCTTGAAAGGAAAGGTCTTGTAAAGGCTCATTTCGTAAGAGGCGGAAGGTTGTATGGAGAGCAAAACTTACAGAGGAAGGCAAACACTATATATGCTCAAATCCTAATTTAGCAAATCCCATTGATATTAAAATGGTTGTATTTTCATTTCTATAACAGCGGCCGTGATTGCTTTAGTGACTCTGTTTGTTGGATGTTCGGCTGTTTTAAGACAATAGTCAGTTTTTATATCATGAAATAAAAGGGCACGGGAGTATTCTATGTACGCCGTGCCCCTAAACTTTTTCCGGTTACGGATAAGCTATTCTTCATTTTCATCTTCTACTTTGGGAAGGGATTTTTTGCGTGCTTTGATGTATAGGGAGCATGATTTACAGGAAATCGGTAGATAGAAATGGACGGTGTTATCCTCTTCTATTGTTTCTTCTTTTTTCATTTGCTGGAGATCGGCTATTTTCATAAGGACATCGGCGCGTTCTTTTCCTTTTAGGTCTTTGACTGTGGCGGCAAGGGCATTTAGCACCTCGTCCTTGTCCCGGAACTTCCCGGTAAAGTCGTCTTCGGTTTCTTCTTTATCGTCTTTATCACACGAGGTCGGTATTTTCTTGAAACGTCCCAAGCGGATTGCCTTCTGCTTGGACTGCATATATGTAAGGATATTGGGATCATTTATGATCTTATCTATCTGCTCCTTGTTCCACTCATCGCTTAATGTGGGTTTGTATTGTCCGGTAGCTATAAACGCTTCGGTTGCATCCCAGCCCATCATTATCATATCTGCCATTGCACGTTCCAATACGGATATGTCATACCGCTTGGTTTCATTAGTAAATCGCTTTGAATATTTAAGCATATTTTCTTGTTTTTAGGTTAATAGATAAATGCCATTCCGCATACGCAATGGTTGTGCAGCGGAGGATACGGGTCTGACATCGGGTGAGCACGTATGGCATATTCATCACATATATGGCAAGGAAAACTGCTGGCTCTAAAAGTTATAAAACCTTTTGCTCCGTTTTCTTCACCAAGAAGATAGGAGTATCTCATCCATCCTTCGGCTACCGCAAATACGGTAAGTCCTGAAAGAGCCGTAAAACTGCTGTTTGTACGCCCGACTCCGTAGCTTACGCCATCGGTCTGAATGCGCGTGGCATTCATGTTTCCTGCTTTGACGGCTTCTATAAAATCGGTATTTTCATAGGGGTGATCCAAATTATTGGATATAAGCTGTAGTGTATCCGTCTTAGATGTTCCGGCAAGCATGGATGCGGCTATGGCAGCTTCTAACTCATATTTGTATCGGTTGGTATATATAGCGTTACGCTCACCGAATGTTTTACCGTATGAGTTTCGGGTGATATATGCCAATACCTCATCTTCCTTATCATTGTGGGTGGCTACTGCAAGAGTGTATGTATAATCTTCTATTGTGGCACGTAAATCAGCAATAACAGCTTCCACTTCATGTTTCAGGTTCCGGTCTTGGGAGAAACGGAACATCCTTGGAGGAATGCTGTACTTACGAGATATGGATATTATCTTTTCAGCGGCACGGAGCATGGCGGCACGGAGATTGTTTTTTATGCTATTTTCCGCTTCAAGGCGCTTACGGATGTACTCCTTTGCTTCCTCTATTTCCTTATCCGACGGATACCTCATTCTTTTATTCCTTCTTCCACAGTTACCTTATTGCCTTCTTGCTTATTGGCTTCGGCTGTTTTTAACTCGAAAAGGAGGTCGGCTTGCTGTTCTTCCTTCTTTTCTTTTACAATCCTGTCCCATTCACCATTGGTCGTGTACAAGGTTTCTATGCGTTCTGATGCTGTTTTCTTGGAGCAAAAACCATTCTGTACGGCTGAAGCAAGGTCGGAAATTACAGTAGATGAATTTACGTGTACATAAGGTTCTATCCACCATTTCATATTAAGGTTGGTAAAGTCAATGGTTTTTTCCATTTCAACCCCATATCCATAAGAAAATATATCTACCATATCATCGAGAAAACCCTGATATTCGGAAGCGTCATTCATGGCTTTCTCCACAGCCGGAGAATATAGGATTTTCAGTGCCGCTGCTGGTAAATCCCCTGATTTCAATTCGGGAGGTTCAACAATGAAAGATTGCGTAAATATCATCTTGTATAGCGTATCGAGCTGTTTCATGTAACTTTCCGATGCGCTTTGGGCGCTTAAATAGGACACCTTGTCATCCGTTCCCATTGAAAGAGTTTTAATTGTACCGTTGGCATCATATTGGGCGTCAAGGTTACTTCCTTCACCTTGAAAAACAAGGGTTGGTTCCCCGAAAGCCTGATTGTTATGCGCCATTTGGGAGAAAGACATCTCGTAAGCGTCTATGCTGTCTTGGGAAGGGCTCCAGCACGCCCCATCTTCATCCCGATGGTACGCAACCGGAATACGCGGGAACCCATGTGGCACTCTTTCTCCGACCTGCGAATATCCGTCCAAGCCGAAAATGCCGAGTATCTTGTCCTTGATTGTTTTGGCGGCTTCTCCATTCTTTCTATATCGGTAGAAATACTTGTCATCCCATATTTCAAGCCACTCCGTAACCACTCCTCCGTTTTCGTCCATGTCATTGAACGAACGCGCGAAAAGACGGAGTTTCCCGTTAAGCCCATAGTGTGGATAGCACGTATCACCGTTCTTGAAAGACAGCACCTTATACCCGAACACACCGTTGTCCAGATATCCCACAAAGGCCGTATCTCCGGTAGTCTTTACAGAACTGGCGGCATCGAAAAAAGCTATTTCCATGTTCTTTTTCAACCATCCTTCACGGTATGCATTAAATATGTCCTGTTCTTTCTGAGAGGGCTTAGGGCTACTTAATTCAAACTGTATATCGTTACCGCACAGATGTACCATTTGTTTTATTTTGATTATCTGTTGGAATGCGAATGAGTATCTTGGTACAAACTCTGTATAATAACGGTTTTTTGTAGTTCCTGTATCGTTACCTTCTGCGTCATATATGGGAACCTCCTCTACCCGTGTTATGTCTGGATATATATTCGGGTCATTTATGGAATGCCCGCTTGGATAGTATTCCCGAAGGAAATCCGCTTGCGTGACAATATTGAAAGACATATCGTCAAACGGCATTGGTACTTCTGTGGATGACGTAAAAATACCATGTGAATTACCGTTAGGCAATATTTTCTTCCAAGGTCTTTTTGTTTTTACTTCTTTTATATTCATCTTCTATAACGGTTAAACGGTTTTACTATTCTAGCAAATCGGGGTTTTACATGTGTTGTTTTCTTTATTTTGAATATCATAAACATAAACATGGCTTCGATAAAGTCAGGGGAATGCCCTACGATAGATTTCATTTCAGGCTTTTTTATAAGAGAGAACCCTTTGTCGGCTTCGTTGATGTTTTGGCGTATGGCCTTACGCTCCTTATTCAGTATAAGACATAAGGGAGTTCCTTTAAATTTCTTGTCTACCAAATCCTCATTGATTGATATCTCGCAGTTCATAAGCATATCGGCAAACATATACGCAGCCTGGGATTTCAGGTTTGCATAAATTCCCTTAAATTCTTCCGCAACAGCCTCACGGTTGTTGAACGGTACCGCTTTCGGGAAAAATCCCTTAAATGTCTGCCCAAGTCCGTTGAGGTCATATGTGAAGTTCTCTTCCCTCACATGCCATTCATTAAGCTTTGATTTTACGGCATTGACAGCCATACGGGAATTGAACTGGCATACATATATGTCTTGTATATGATTTCCCACCCATAACACCATTACCATGTTATCTCCACCTTCAAAAGCCACGTCGCATGATACCCTGCGTACATTGTCTCCCTGCTTGTAGGGAGCATGGTAGAAATTTTCCATGTGTTGGAGCTTTATCATATCGTCTCCTACGGAACGGTATTTCCAGTTCCCGTCGAGGTCACGGGCTCTCTGTTCTTCGGACTGGTTGGCTAGGTTGGCTAGATAGGTAGGGTCGGAACGCATCAATTGTATATTATCCGATAGTTTGGCTTCAATGAATGTGGCTGACTTTATAAACAAGTCTTGCGGTGTTCCGTATTGCTCATATTCCGGTCTCCAATATTTGTCTATCGTTTCCTTGCACTGCTGATATACTTCTTCTTTTGTATCCCCCCAATAAATACCGCTTGTGCTGTCTCCGTCCATAAAGCAATATCGCACTATTCCGTCACGTTCCGATATAGGGAAACCGTCTTCGCCAATCCACCAGTCTATGAATTTGGCTACCCAACTGTCAGGGTCGGGATTACAGGTACCAATTATGCGGTTTCGTATAGAATAAGCATTACGGTTACAAGTAACCATATATTTGAACTTTGTGTAGTCCATATGGGTTATTTCGTCCACGCCAATATAAGAGTATTGGTGACCTTGGAAGCGTTTCTTGAAATCTTCCACGCTATCAGCGTGATAGGAAAATTCAAGAAATCCCCCTTTGTCGAAGTTCCATGTCATATCATTCTTAGACTTATTGTATTTTCCAAAAGGATTGTACAATTTATATGATGTTTCAACAAGGTCTGAAAGGTCATTTATCTCATGCCGCATAATTACAGACCGGAAGTTTTGATTTTTAATATCTTTCAAAGCTTCCATTAATAAAGTAAAAGATTTTGATCCTCCACGACATCCTCCCCCGATTATAATATCCGCACTTGAGTTGAGCATCTTTTCTTGCCCTCCCAATTGAGCTATTATTTTTAAGTGGTTAGGACGTTTCTTGTCCGAATCACGAAGGGACTGCACGTAATCACAATCAAGTACTTCGCAACCGTCCTTTGTAGTGGCTTTGTTGTCTATTACCTCCATATACGAAAAAAGAGCCGCATTAGCGCATGACAATTCACGCTAATACAGCTCTAGGCTTGGTTATATCCGCAAATATATGTATAAAATCTAAATTTTCATAGAAAATATACCAGTTTTTTGTTTGAAATATGAAATAAGGTATTTATATTTGCAACATAATCAATAATGTATGATAAAAGTAAGGACTTCGTTGGATAATTTTTCTGTAAAGTCGGGAATGTCGCAAATGGTTACATGCCCTATATGTGGACAGAAAATGGGAGAAGTCAAATACTTAAACGGAGTAATAATGCTCAGAGTCCAATGCAGGCGATGCAGGAATTATATAAATGTTGATGTGACAGGAACGAAATAAAGATTTAAATACATAAAGCCGATAGAGCTGTGTTAGAGGAAAAACCTCTGATGCAGCTCTATTTTTTTATTCAAAAACTATGGAAAAAGAAAAAATCTTATCCGCTCTGATTGAGAAGCTTGGAAAAACCAGCTTTTCGCAGAAAACACTGGAAACATACGTGGATAAACATTTGCCCTCAGAGGGAACAGAGCCGGACGATGCTTATTGGGCATTACATACGGAAATTTTGAAAACCCTTGAAGGACAATACAACCATGATGTTGCCGTAGCCGTGGAAGAAGCAAAGAAAAACATTGCCACCCCACAAAATCCCGATCCAAAAACTGATCCTGTGGCTGATGATGCGATAACCAAGCGTCTGGAAGCTTTGGAAAAAGCGCTTGCCGACGAGAAGAAAAAATCTTCCGTGGATATGCTTAGAAATACGGTTTTAGGAAAGGGGGACGAGCTGAAAGTATCAAACAAGCCACTTTGGAACGATGTAGTAAAAATGGTGGAAGTAACGGACGGTATGGATGACAGCCAGATGACCGAAACAGCCAAGAAACTATATGAGGAACGCCTTAAATCCTATTTCGGAGAAGGTGCGGCTCCTTATGGTGGCGGGAAAACCGTCTCACCGGATAACAAGGAGTATGAAAAGGAGCTTGATGATTTTTTCAGCCGTAAAGCGCAAGAGGGGAAGTTCCCTGAAAAGAAGTAAAACTAAAATCATTAAGGAAAATGAGTACACTAGGAAATGTATTTGGCAAGACCTCCAAAGAATATGGGGGCGGCAAGAACATTTGGCATGAAGTGAAAGGGCAGTTTCCGGTAGGTGGAAAGATTACCAATATCTCTACCTATGTAGGTTCTGTCATTCCTTCCGGTTCAATGTGTAAGTTCGACCAGACAAAAGGTGAGATAACCATTGTCAAGGCGAGCGAAGTAAAGACTGCTACGCAAGAGGGAGGTACCGTAGAGCCTTCTACCATAAAAGGGCTTTTGTACCACGACGTGTATGTAGACGCGGATTTGGAGTCCCCATACGCTACGGGTGCGGTAGTTTTTGCAGGAGAGATTTATATTGACCGTCTGGCAGAAGAGATACCCGATGAGGTGCTGTCCGTACTGCCGATGATTGTTCCCATTCACGAAAAATAAGGAGGCAGATAGACATGAGAACGAATGTAAAAAACTATTATGACCTGTTATCTTTTGGACTTGGAAACGCCCAATTCCAAAGCTTTGTAGATCGTTTCAACGATAAATACAATGTTCTGAATGTGGATGGATTCGACTGGGATAATGAAATTCAACTTGATTATACTTATGAACAGCTTATCAGCTCCCTGAATATTGCTACGCTTCCCGTATATGTTGACGAAGCATCCGAAGGGCTTGATAAAAGTTTTGGTAAATTCAGTATTGGGTCTAACAAGATACCTACCCAGAGACATCGCTACCCAATCAGTGCCAAAATGTTGCGTGAGCAGATGATAATGATCCAGCGTTTTGGAGAAGCCGCCATGACACAGGGAGCTAGATACTCCATCCGAAACCTAATGTTTGACAGTACCGACAAATTGATCGCTGGTAACAGAAACGCATTGACGCACCAGCGTATGCGCATCGCTTCCAAGGGACAGTTTACCATTGATTTGGAAAATAATCCAAGAGGTATAAAAGGGCTGACTTTTGACTTTGGTATTCCTGCCGCAAACAAGGAAACCTTGAGCGGGACAGCAAGGTGGTGGACTACCTCGGAACATGTACCGGCAAACGAAGGATCCGCTTCCGATCCCATTCTTTTCTTGAAGAACAAGAGAAAGGAAATGAGAAAGAAGGGATTTCCACAAGGTCATTTTGAGATTGCCAGTGACCTGTGGGATGACTTGTTGACGCATACCAAGGTATTGTCTCGTATAGGGCTGTCCTTGTATCCGCAGGCGGCCAGTGCTACCAAGCCTGATACAGTAGGTGCGCAATATGCCCAGAACATGAGTGATGAAGCAAAAAAATCCGCTTTTGAAACCTTGGTGGGTTGTCCTATTGTCCCGAGAGATAGTATTGCGGCTGTGGAAAAATTCGATGAGGACGCAAAGGAAATCAAACCTGTGAACATCGAGAACTTTGATCCATTGAACGTGTCGTTTATCCCGGACGGGCAACTTGGAACCATCAAGTCCGTACAGCCTATTGTGCTAGCGGATGACCCGACAGAGCGCATCGCATGGTTCGATGGAGGGCGCACCCTTCTTACCCAAAGATACGAGAGCAAGACAAGAACGATGTATATAGAAAGCGAGATGGCGGTTCTTTGTGTACCGCAAATTCCGCAGTACATGTGCATCTATACTGTTACTGCTTAACGTGAGATGAAATGAAAAGCAATTCTCAAAATACAGTTACACTTGACACGACCATTGAAGGATATCTCCGTGGTTGTGTCGGGTTTGATGTCGATGACAGTGCCATAAGCAGCATACTTATAGATCGTGGGCTACTTCCTGGTACAGATGTGACTGAACTTGACAAACGGGCGAAAGAGTTGTGCAAAGCCGATCTTTATATGTGGTGCGCAAGCACTCCGAGCGTAAAGGGAAGCGTGGAGGACAGTCACGGGGTTTGGAAACACAAGGAAGGAGGAACTGAAAGTTCAGCTTTTGATAAACGTAACCTGCGTCAAATGGCAAACGACATTTATAGAAGGTATGGAGAGAATACGATTGGTTCTACTATAAGAATGACTGCAAGGGGGATGAGGATATGGCGAAAGTAAATAATCCAAGCTTTCCGCACACGTGCAAGATTTACCGGATGGAGGGAGAAACTTCTTTCAGTGACGGGATTGAAACGGTTTTGTACGAGGGGGAGTGTTTGAAGTATGGCAGTAGCAACCTCCGTACATTCAAGACAGACAATGTGCTGAAAGGTGATTATGCAGTGGATGTGCCGGGTTTGATACTCGGAGTCAACAAGGGAGACTTTATAGACTTTACCGATTACAGCGGCACGTTTACAAGAAACGTTATATCAGACCCTTCCCCGTCTGAAATGGGAAGCACGTTTTATTTCAATATGGCTAGCAACTAAGGATATGGGAACAAATACGAAAGCTCTGGATAAAAGTTATGGAATACTCAAAGGACTTATGGAAAAACAGTTCATGGATATTCTGACACGGGCAGCTTATGGATTGCTTGTACATGCGGAGACTTCAAAAGAGTTCCATAACCTTACAGGGAATACGCTTACTTCCTATATGGTAGGAATATATTCGGAAGGTACATTAAAAAGGGTAGTAGCCATGAACGAGGCTGATGCGGTGGAACCTCCCACTCGTAAGAAACTTAGCCGTGGAAACGGAAGGGGGACTATATACGTGGAAGATTATGACAGTGGAAGGTTTATTCATGTAGCGAAATACAAGCTTATGCCTACGGATGAAGATTATGGTTACAATACTTCCAAAATGTTTTTGTCAGGGTATAAGCCCCAAACTACCAAAGGATTTGGCATTGTAATGTGTACGGGTACTGAGTATTCCGAATATCTGGAAGCCGCACGGAGTCTTAACGTGCTTACTGAAACGTTCTATATTTCTCCAAGGGTCATTCTCCAAAATCTAAAACCGATAAAATGACATGGCACATGTAACGAGGTACTACATAAGTGAAATACTTGAGAATGTCTGCACAGATGTGACGGATGTCAGCAATAATGTATTTCCTGAACACCGTCCTTCCGCTACCCAAAAGCAGATGGAAGATATGGTAGTGGTATCCCTTCCTGTAGCTTTCAACGAAAATAATGTATGTCAAACTACCACTATCCGGTTTGAGCTTATGGCTCGTAATAGGGCTAACGGGATGGCATACACAAAAAGGCTTCAGGGAATGCTTGATGTTCTTATGGAAAAGTTTCCCATTACAGAGGAACGCTATTCCATAACAAAACCTTATGTCGCCCTCAAAGGCGATGACGGATTGGGTTTCACGGTTTGGAATGTGCAGGCTACGCTTATGGTGAATACAACAGACAGTTATCAATATGATTAATAAAATTTTAGGAGGAAAATAATATGCCAGGAATGACTATTACAAAAGGTCTTACAGACTTGAAAACCCTTTTCAATGACATTGAGGAGGTTTATTACAAAAGTTCGGAGATTAAGGCATCCGACTTAGGCGCAAGTGCCTTGACTGTGGATATGGAGCTTCCCGTTCTTGAAGACGGTGTGAATTTAGATACGGGAGCTGCCGACGTGACGCAAATCAAGCTCACCACGGGTACTATCTGGACATCAAAAGCGGCAAAGGGAGACAGCGATATTTCGTTACAGGTAGCTTCTATTGCTGGAGCGGTAAATGAACTTTTCCTTGAAAAAGGAGCTGCTGTCGCTTCTGCTGCCGGGCTTATAGATGGAAATACATATAAGGGCAGCGGGTATAAACTTAACCCGAAAAAAGTAACCGGTGCTCTTGTGTTGCCAAGTAATGACAGAAGTACGATTATCGTGCTTGCAAATGTGGAAATGTATGCTTCCCTGATAGCGGCAGACGGTGACAATCCCGCATATTTCAATGTTACGGTAAGCCCAATGTCCAACTCGGATGGTGACGAAATAATCATTTTGGAAAAAAGTACGGCATCCGACACGAAATGATAATAAAAGAGTGTCCCGTCTCCTTAAGGGGATAGGCGTTAATTGAACAAAAAGGCGGTTGGCGTGTGCCGCCGCCTTCATTTTTTATTAATACATAAATTTATGGCAAAGAATAAAAAGGTGGAAAAAGCGACCATAGAACAGGAGCAGTTACTTAATTCAGTGGTAGAGGACAAGAAGGATATAGTAGAGATAAGAGGACGTAAATTCAGGATAGGATGGCTGAGAAACCGGGCAAGAAGGAAGCTTACGGATATCGTCTTGAATGAAAAGGATGACAGCAAGGTTTCTTCCAAATGTTCAGCAGCCTTGGTACTGAACGGGTATTTCAAGATAAAGTTTTTCTATTGGTTTCTGTGGAGGTGGTTTTATTACGTTATGCAATATAGCGACAAGGAACTTTTGCCATTGGTTGAACTTTGTAAAAAAAAAGTACAAGTGGAGGATTACTGCATCATTACAATATCTCTGACAGAAATGAAGGACACGATAAAGGCGATGACAAGAGAGGAAGTAAGTCGTATCCTTCAAGGGAATTTTATGGGGCAGCGTGGGCTATCGGAGAAAAACACCCCTGTCTCACCGAACCCCTAAAGTTGTTTTGGGGGCTTTGGACTATACCTATGTGGGGGTATTATGACACTTACACAGCCGCCCAAATTGAACTCATGGCATGTGATTGTCCTGTGACAGTATACGGGAAAGGCAGTTCCGGAAGCAAAGGAAATAAAAATAATAAAGGAGAAAATTTCAAAAGGGTGGACGCATTGGACGTGATGGAACGTGCGGAACGATGGGAACGTAAGTACGGGAAAGACGGTGCGGGCATAACCTTGGATTTAAGAGGTTTTAAGTTGGGTAACAAAATATAGGAGGTATTTGTATGGCAGATTTAGGCTCATTGTTTTACTCGTTGTATCTGAAAGATCATACGGACGAAGACCTGGACAAAATAAAGAAGAAATTAGAAAATATTCGTATAGAACTTGGTTATGATTTTAACGAAAATACCGTTGATGCTTTTTTAAAGAAACTTAGGGACACAGGCAAGGCTATATCAGACAACAAGGCTGCGCAATTATCTTCTGATAACGTGGCGAAAGCCGCGCAGGACACCCGCCTTAAACAGATGGAACGCGAAGCTAGGATATTGGGAGATATTCAGGCTAAGAAGTCAAAAGCCATGCAGCCTATCGATAGCGCCCTAAACTATGCAAGGACACGGGAAGCCATATCATTACCATACGAAAGTATTTCCTATAAGAATGCCCAGAACCGACTCGCGTCATATATAAAGTCTCTTTCGCGGGAAGCGGATGCCCAGGAACGCATGAGAAAAGCCGCAGAGAAAAGTATTGCCACCCGTGAACGGGAAGCAAAGGCTGCACAAAGACAAACCAATGCAAACAACCATCTTAACACATCCATCGGACAGCAAAGCAGGCTTTTGACAGGACTTAGAGACCAGTTACTCAATGTATACTCCATATATTCGCTGGAACGGTTTGCCACTTCCCTGGTTGAAATAGGCGGGGAATTCCAGAAGCAGCGTATAGCGTTGCAAGCCATGCTTGGTGACGCAGCAAAGGCAGATGCCATGTACTCGCAGATCAAGGGTCTTGCCATTGAGAGTCCTTTTAATTTTAAGGAATTAATGGGTTATACAAAGCAGCTTTCCGCATTTTCAATACCCTATAACGAATTGTACGACACAACCAAACGTCTTGCTGATATTTCAAGCGGGCTTGGCGTGGATATGGGACGCATCATACTTGCTTATGGACAGGTGCGTAGCGCGGCTTTCCTCCGTGGGCAGGAAGTGAGGCAGTTTACGGAAGCTGGCATTCCGTTGCTTGATGAGTTGGCAAAAAAATTCTCTCAACTTGAAAACCGTGTCGTAAGCGTTGGAGAGGTGTTTGATAAGATAAGCAGGCGGGAAGTCCCATTCCAGATGGTGAAGGATGTTCTTTGGGACTTAACCAACGAGGGCGGGAAATTCTATAACATGCAGGAGGTTCTTACCGAAAGTCTGTCGGGTAAGCTGGCTAAGTTGAAAGACAGTTATGAGATTATGCTTTCGGAGATAGCACAAGCGAATAATGGTCTATTAGGAGGAACGCTTGACATGCTCTCTTCCGTTACGGATCATTGGAGAGAATTACTTCCTGTATTGTCTGGAATTATAGCTTCTTATGGGGCTTACAAAGCTGTCCTTATATCAGTAAACGCTATTCAGAAGGCTAATTTGGCGATAAACAAGATATCAGCTATAGTTGAGGTTGCAAGGGCTATTCAAGGACTTACAAGAGTGACTAAAGCACAGGCTGTTGCACAATACGCCTTGAATGCAGCAATGGCAGCAAACCCTTACTATTTAGTTGCCGCTGCAATAGGGGTGTTGATAGGTAGTATGGTATATTTAGCAAACGCAGAGACATCTGCGGAAAAAGCTACAAAGCATCATCGCGAAGAACAGGAAAAATTTCAGAGTACTCTTGATGAAAGGAAATCCGAAATAGATGAACTTGTACGCACTATTCAAGATGAGACAGAAACTGAATACAGACAAATATCAGCTTATGAAAAATTGAAAACACTTTCTCCTGCTTTGACGGACGCTTATTCACGGGAACAGTTGGCTGTATTAGAATTGTCAAAAGCACAAAAAGTGCTTAATGAAGAACGGGATAAACTTAATTACGACAATATAATTAAGAATATAAATAAATACACATCCGCTATAAATGGACTCAAAAGAAAATTGGGAGATAAGTCTTACAATCAGACTATCATATCAGAGGATATTAGTAACGCTCAAGATAACCTAGATAAATGGAAACAGGATCTTAGCGATTACAATCGTCTAAAAAAAGAAGCGGAAGATAGCGTGAAACCAGTAGAAGTTAGATTATTCGAAGCAAAAGCGAGCAAGGATAAGATACAACAAGAATTTCTTGCTGCAAAAATGGCTTTTGAATTAGAACAGGAAAAATTTAAAAAAGGAGAAATTCTTCAAATACCTATTGATGTAGAACTTAGGTTTATAAATGCGCAAAATGCATTGAAAGATATAATAAATAAAATTTCCAGTTTGCCATCTGATGTAAACGAAGTTATTAGAAATAAGTCATATTGGGAAAGCATAAAAAAAGATGCCGAAGAAGCAAGAGACGATCTCGACGTATCCTTAGTGGGAGGTGAAAGGTGGAACAAACTTACAGAAACTATTAAAAATGCACAAAAAGAACTAGATAAATTTTCTGATAAAGAAAAAGCCAAAGACCATATAGCTGAATTTTGGAAAAAACGTATTGACTTAATAGACAAGGCTCTTTCCTCTTATAAGGAATGGAGTGCATTAGAAGGAAAAGATGCTGCTTCAAACAGGGTAAAGGAAAATGTTGGGTTTAAAGAACTTTTCAATAAAAACAATGGGTTTTCACTTGACTTGGATAATCCGGAAGAAGCATGGAAGTTCGTACTTGGGAAACTAGGTAAGATAGAAAAACAGAAAGAATTGAGCCTATCCATAGAGATGAAACTTGACAAGAGCGCACAAGGTAAGATAAAGGAGGAACTTGATAAGTCTCTTAAAGAAATTCAATTATATGTTGATGATACCACAAAGAAGTGGGACTTGTTCAAATCCATACGAGAGAAAACGGGCAACAAAAAGTTTGCAATGCAGCTTGCTTTCGGTGAACTGAATGTTGGTGAAACGGATATGCTGAAAGGTTTCCGTGAGGAAATAGAAAAAGGCATAGAAGGGAAAGGAATATCCTTTGAGGATGTGTTGAAAATGGATGAAGCATCAATGAAGGATGCAGGCATTTCGTCCATAGAGCCATACGTGAAAGCCTACAATGACGGTATGATGCAGCTAAGAAAAGATACAGCCGATAACTTGGCTGAACTTGTAAGCAAATACCGTGACTATGCTACACAGGTGACGGAGATTGAGAACAAGCTGAATGATGATTTGGCTGACATAGAGAGCAACCGCCATAAACTTGAATCTGGTGGTGTGGATGTTGACAAAATGATTGCCGAACGCAGGAAGCAGGCTAATGAAGAGAAAGGAAGCGTAGCTTTTGAACAGTTTAAAGAATCTTCCGACTGGGTACGAATATTCGATGATTTGGATAGGGTTTCAAATGCCACACTGGATTCAATGATTGATAAGGTGAAAGAGTTTGCTTCCTCCCAGAAACTTTCCGTGGAAGAGACGAAGGAACTTGTAGAAGCCTTACGTAAACTAAGAGGAGAGCAAACGGAACGTAACCCTTTCAAGGTTGTGGCAGGCGCTTTGAAAAATATCAAAGATGCAAAAAATGCAGTTAAGAATGCAACTACCAAAAGCGAAAAAGATAAAGCAGATAATGACTTATCGGGTGCTTATGGAGACTTAAACAATGGGATTACTGCCGTTATCGGTAAGTTTGACGCCCTATCTTCTGCCGCTGATATGCTTGGTGGCATGTTTGAAGCACTTGGCGCAGGTGATGGCCTTTCTTCTGCCGCAGGATTGATTGGTGGAGGTCTGCAAGGTGCATCGCAAGGAATGGGCATAGCTACATCTCTGTTTGGTGCAGCGGCTGGTCCATGGGGAGCTGCGGCCGGAGCAGCGGTAAGCCTCATTACAGGAATTGCGCAGATGCACGACAAGAGGCTTGAAAAGAGTATCAATGAAAGCAAAAATCGTGTTGAGGAATTAAAGGCTGCATACGATAATCTGAATGCTTCTGTGGAAAGATTTGGAGATACGGGAACAAGAGCAGTAGAACAGCAACTTGCCCTGTATGGACAGTTGAATGAACAGGTACAGAGGAGTGGAAGTTCTCTAAGCACAAGTTATTCTATCGTATATGAAGTTCTGAAAAATAGCGATAAATATGCAGAGCATTTGAAGGAACAGATAAAAGCCGGAGAACTTGCAGCTAGAGGATTATCCAAGTTTTTTGGAACAAATATTAAGATTTTCTCTGTAGAAGCTGATAAAGAAGCCTTGAAAGCACTTGAAGATGTAGGTGTAGGTGGAACAGAAGCATTGAAAACCTATCAAGCTCAATACGTTTCACTCGTGGCTCAACGAAGGGAACTTGAGGGACAGCTTCGTGACGAAGAAGGTAAAAAGGATTCGGATAGTGGAAAAATTTCTGATTATCAACAGCAGATAAATGAATTGAATGAGCAGATACGTTACTTTATTGAGGATTTAGCCAAGGAATTGTATGCAATAGATTTTGACGGTTGGGCAGGTCAGATAAGCGATGCGCTCATAAATGCGTTTGCAAACGGGGAAGATGCTGCATTGGCTTTCGATGATGTAGTGAACAACATAATGAAGGATGTAGCTAATTCTATTCTGAAAAATTTGGTTATTTCGCCAATGATGGAGAAATTACAGCGGAAGTTATTCGGTGACGAAAACGGGAATGGTGGAGTTTTCAAATCTTTTGAAGATTTGAATAACAATACAAATATTGCTGCTTCCGCTATCAAAGATTTCTTTGATACGGAGGGTAATGCCATGCTGGATGCTTCACAAAAATTCCTTGAAGCTTTTGATAAGGCTACTGGAGGCGCATTGGCGGCTACCGGAGAAAGCGACACTTCCGGTCTGTCAAAAGGAATACAGGGTGTTACGGAAGATACGGCAAATTTACTCGCTTCTTATCTGAATGCCACGAGACAAGACGTAAGCGTGAAGAGGATTTTGCAGGAAAAATTTTTTAATGAAGAGTTCCCAAAAATGAGTCTTATAGCACAGGCGCAGTTACAACAGCTGAATGCGATAGCAAGAAATACGGAAAGAAATGCACAGTTTACAGAAGAAATACTGGATTTATTTAATATGGTTGTAGATAAAGGTGGAAGAAATGTGAGGATGCACTAAAAAAGGGATGGCTATTCCCATCCCTTCATTGATTATTTTATCATTTGCATTTTGATAAGTAAAGACATCTTATTCGGGAAACTTTCCCCACTGTCCTCATTCCATTTTTTGGCAGCTTCAAGTTGTTCTTCTATACCTATTGTAGTATATTCTACAGCTTTGTAAAGATGACCTTTAAACTCAAATTTTTGATTAGGGAATGAATAGAGGGGATAATCTGATAAAAGAGCATCATGTTCTACTTTTTCTCCTTAAAAGTCTAAAATAATTTTTTCCATATTATTAAAATTAAATGTTTATGCAAAGTTATAATTTAAAAACGATATTATGAACGAACTTAACAAGAAACTTAGAGACCGGGCTATAGAGCTTGGTCTATGCAAACAATGGAAGGGTGAATGGGACAAAGATCGTACCCAGGACGAACTAATTAAGATGTGGAAGAAAGGCAGTGACTTTTGCTTTGAGAAGCACGATTTCCCCAATAAGGAGTTTATAAAGGCTTACTTTGATAGGAAAGTATTGAACGACAATCTTGTTTTCGTGGATGAAATAGTCAATATCACCAATGGAGAAAGCGGTACATGGGTGATAAACGGTAACTGTACTGGTAATATCTCTTTTGGAGGATTTGCGGCTGCAAGATTGTATGTAAGGCATGATTGCGATGTCTCTATTGATGTATCGGGAATGTCTAAGGTGTTTGTATCGGTATATAACAATGCCAAAGTAAACGTAAAGCAAAGTGGTAGCTCAAAGGTATATGTGTACAAGAAAAGCCCCTCCTGCGAGGTGGATTTGGACGGAGATGTAATGGCGAGAGAGGGAAGTATTTAATTGTAATAGTCAAGACTTGTTCTGACAGTTTTTTTGTCCGATAGTAAAACAAATGTCAGAACAAGTCTTGACTAATTCACATTAACTATCAATATCAAACTATCTATTCAATCGTTTTATAAATGATATATCAGACAGCAGCGTTTTCTTTTCGTTGTCTGATAATATTTCATTATCTGATACAATTAATTCTTCCAGGTATTCAGTAAATCCAGTAACATCCTTATTTATTTTCTCTTTGTACAATTCAATTGTTTTTGGAAGCCCCATTCTGCCTTCACCGTAGGTATCAGATAGAAGTTTTAATATATCACTATTTACTTCTGAATAGTCATTACCCTCATGTAATATTTGTATTTTAGAAGTGTTATCAACTTCTTTAGCTTGTCTTTCTATTATGATAGACAATACAGAACTTACTTTCTTTATAAATTCTTTAGATTCTGCATATCTTGCTTTTATTTGAATAGAGGGCATTGATAAATTGTTTATTGTTATAACCATTGAATAAACAACTACTTCTTGTATTTTTGTATTAGAAGTTGTGCCTATTTCTCTTTTGCCTGTAGTTCCTCCGATAACAGCACCTGTACCTCCTAAAAGCACTCCTCCTACGGTCGCTCTACCTATCATACTTGAAGTTTTAGCTTTTGATGTTCCACTTGTGGAAGTGATGGATGAACTAATTCTCCCATCTTCGTATATATCTACTTTTATGATGTCAGAAAAATTAAACATCCATGTTTCTTCCCCATATTTAAGATATACTACCTTAGACGATTCGTAAACTTCTATATTTGAATACGGACATTTGGATTGGTATCCAAAAGATATTTCGCCATACTTTCTTATCCTTTCTTCTTTTTCTAATTCTTCTTTTTCTTTTCTATTTTTATTTTCAATTTCTCTTTTTTTCTGTAGTTCTTGTATCTTTCTTATTTCATTGGCTTCTTTATTGTCCCCTATTGTTTTCAATACTCCAAATACTATACCAATTATTATACCTAAAATAATATAAGTCATTTTATTGTTTTTTAATTTATATGCAAATATAGGCCATAATCAGCATTTGTTGTTATAATATACATCATGTTATTAAACATGTTTGCTTTTTCAAAGAGAATGCATATCTTTGCAATGACTGATACAACATAATAATTCTTGGGCAAAATAAAGCGAATACATTTTGTACAAGATATTGGGAAACCCTCTAAGGTGGCAGAAAGGAAACAATCTGCGACATCTATGCCCTGTGTATGTTGTGTCAGTCACACCTACGGAGGGTTTCTTTTTATCATAATTCGTTTAATATGACTGACACAACGAATTTAACTTTACCTACCTCCTACCAAAAGGCGGTAATCGGCATCCTTCTGAAAGAGAAGAAGATGCTCCGACGTATCAAACGCAGAAAAGGGCTTGTACCTTTCTGTGCAGTGCTAACCCTCTACCTTTTCCATTTGTTCCTATATCCGTTTGTCAAACTTGCAAGGTGGATTTGATAATTGTTGATTTACTTGCTTAGTTAGTATATAAAATTCTGTGATAATGCGGTATATATTTTGTATATCGTATGAGTAATTGTATGTAAATTTACTTATTTGATTGCTTGATTAATTGATTTATTTATCAGATAATCAATAAGTTAAATATAAAATATCCTATTGCGTAATTGATTTTTGTTACTAACTTAGCAGGCAGAAACAACGTTGTTAGTCGTTCTTCGTGGTTGTCGAACGACTGGAATAAAGATATTATTGGGCATTTCCCTTTGGAGCAGACAACCACATTAGGCTTCATCGGGATTTGCCCTTTACTTTTTAATATAGGAATAAAACGAATCAAGATATGAACGAATTAGTTTTCAAAGGTCAGAACGAACAAGTTTTGACTAACAGCCTATTGGTTGCTGAAAAGTTCTGCAAAGAACATGGTGATGTATTAAAAGCCATTGATGCTTTAGTTGATAAATTGTCTGAAAATCAATGTGAAGGATATTTTGCGGAAACATCAATTGATGTTCCTCAACCTAATGGTGGAGTAAGAAATTCACGTGTTGTAGTCATGAATCGTGATGGGTTTACTTTACTTGTTATGGGGTTCACTGGTAAGAAAGCCCTAAAATTCAAATTGGAATATATCGCAGCCTTCAACGCCATGGAGAAAGCATTGAAAGAACAACAAAACAAAAAACTTTCTGGCGCAGAATTTCTTCTTGAGCAAGCAAAGTTAATGGTTGAGCAAGAACGCAGACTTTCAAATGTAGAGAATGAGATTGAGGCAATAAAGAAAGAACGAGAAGAAAACGGGAAATTCCTATTGTCAGTGTCTATGTCTTCGGAAGAATTACCGCAGCTGTCTATGCGCGACAACATCCGTCAACTAGTAAACAAATACGCATCCGCCATGAATATAAGGCAGCAAGACGTATGGCACAAGATTTATGACCAGCTGTATTACCTATATCATATCTCCATACGGAACTACAAGAAAGCAAGACGAGACGAATCCAAACTTGAAATAGCGGAGAGAAATCATTTCCTTGATAAGATATACAATATCATATCGAATTTGGTTCGTGAGATGAATATCTCCTAATAGTTATCATAAATATAATCACTTTTTTAAGGTTGCACACGCCATGCAGCCTTGAAAATCTATGTACCACTTTACTTATATTAAAAAAATTAACATTATGGAAAACAAAATAGAAATACTTATAAAACAGAACAGGATGCTTATGCAGCAATTGCTACGCATATCAGAAGACTTGGAACTTGCGCAAGAAAAGATAGCCAAGCTGGAAAAATCCGAATGTACAGGAAGCCTTAAAACGAAAAACCCCCACATGAAGATATTGAACCGTATATGATAAAAAAACAAAGGGTGCAGTAGTTTTTATACTCACTGCGCCTTTTTTGTAGTACAATAAAACATTTGATTGTATCACGTTATAGCCCTTATTCCAGTTCTTTCCCGGTCAAATCAAAATATATGTTTTGAAGCTGATGCAGATATTCAATGGGGATATTGGATAAAGGATATTCGGCACTGTTTATAGACACGAATAGTTTAGCGTCATTCACTCCATCATTATATAGGTATCGTCCGTATGACAATTCGATATCGTTGCAGAACCCGTTATATTCCTTTGTAAATCCGCTTTTCAGGAGTAATTCCTCTGTCAATGGGATGGGTTCTACCATGGAAACCGGAACTTCACTATAGCAAACCCCGTCGCCTACCTTACATTCCAGATACAAGTAATTGCGTTTTATGGCTTCCACTTTGCATACAGTGCCAGCAGGAACTTGGGTTATTACAAAAGTGTAATCATCTGATAATCTCACATAGTTCCCTAATTTTAAATTTTCTGTTTTCATGACAAGTTGATAATAATTTGTGTAAATATAATAATAAATGGGATGTGTCAATGCATATAAAGATGTTTTTGTGTATATTTTCTATGTTTTTGTAGATTATATAATAAATATTTGTATATTTGCAATGAGTAATCCATAATATAAGCTACATAAAGCCGTAAGAGCTTGGAATGGTACAATATATATTATTGTTCCCGTTTCAGGCTCTTTTTTTATCAAAGGAAATGAACGAACCGTATTCCATATTATTCCAGAAGATGAAGTCGGGTGCACCCGTTAAAGACCTTTTCGATAATTTCGGGATGGTGTGTACAGATTTCCCGTTGCCTTCTCCGGGTGATGTAAAAGACTTGCCAAAGCGTGACTGGGCAGAAGAAGACGGTGAAGATACCTTTATTCCGGATACTTTACCTCTAAAAGCGTATGACATTAAAATAAGTGTATGCTACGAGGGAACAAAAGGCACGGCTATGGATAAGTTGGAGATGTTGCTTGACTATCTTACTGGAGAGGATAATTATGGTTCACGGTTGAAGATATACAATGCCAAGACCCATACGGGAAGGCAGGACGTATATCTGACGAAAATAAGCGATACGGAATTGTGGCAAGGATACGATAGTGAAATTCTTGAGTTTAATATGGAGCTGCATATGTGTGATCCGAAAACAAGGATTATCCCAAGTTATAAGACAGGTAGCAGTACAGTTGTTGAAAATTTGGTTGTAAGGAGTTGACGATATGGGTTGGATAGTATATAGTAAAGACGGACAAACTGAAAGATGTGTACTACACAAGCTTGAATACAACGGAACTTTTATGGGTGAACGCACCGTATCTGCTACATTGTCCTCTGAAAAAAAAATAGAATTCAATATATTTGACTACATTGAATACAGAGGGGAACGTTTCGAGCTCGACCTACTTCCTACCGTAAAGAAGATATCAAGTAATAATTATAGTTATGATCTTCGTTTTGTATCGTTGAAATATGAGCTTGAACGATGTATGATGAGAGACATAGTTCCTAACGACAACGGAATAGTTTATCCTACTCCTCTGACTATTGAATTTACTGGAACAGTCAAATACCTTACTGAGAGGATACAGGCATGCCTTGATGTCATGTATGGAAAGGGAGTATGGAGCATTATCATTGCAGAAGGCACGGAAAGCGAAGAAAAAAGTATCTCAATGAGTAACCAAAACTGTTGGGATGCCCTTTCTCTTGTAAACACGGAATATAAGCTTAATTATTTTGTAAAAGGAAGAAACGTCACTATCGGCGGTGAGGAGCCTGTGGTTGACAATGTATTTGAGTACGGTAAAGGAAAAGGGTTATATGAGATAGAAAGAATTTCCGATTCATACACAGGAGTAGTAACAAAGCTTCGCGCATACGGTGGAACAAGAAACCTTGACTACAGCTACCCTAAGCTTCCCGAATGGAAGGATAGCGTTCTTCCAGCCAACTATGCCTTATCTCCTTTGCGTCTTATGCTACCAAGCTTTAAGACTGACGGAGTCACTGATTTTGTATTGGCTTCTGATGAAGCAATTGCTAAATATGGCATTCGTGAAGGTGTAATAACCTACGATGATATTTACCCTTCTATTACAGGAATGAAGAATTCGTCAGGACAGGCAATTGACGAAATAAAAAGCGTAAGCGCTATAACGAGCGATACTCAACCAACCTTTACTGTAGGATTGTATGATTTAGGATTTGATCTAAGTGAGAGTATTACTACCGATGAGGCGCAGCTTTCCATGAAATCCGGAGCGTTACAAGGATATACTTTCAATATAACCAAGATAGATAAGTCTTCGGACGGTAGCTATATCCTTACGCTTGGGAGAAATACTCTCGAAGAAGGAGACACTGGGAATTTTACCGTTCCCAACAAGGATTGGAACATGAAATCCGGTGATAAATTTGTGCTTCTCAATATCCTCATGCCTCAAGAGTACATACGGAATGCCGAGAACAGACTTCTTTCAAGGGCGAAAGAGTATCTTGCCAAATACAGTAGTACGAATTATTCCTACAACATTGGCATGGATGAAATTTTCATGGCAAGAAACGTAAACTTCTATAATGATATTATGGAAGGGAAACGACTTACAGTAAACGATAAAGAAATAGGAATAAATAATGAAAATATAATTATCCAGTCTCTTACGATAAATGAAGGGAAAGGAATAATTCCGACATTTGAGGTTACGCTTAACAATGAACCAACAGCAAGTACCCTTGATAGGATACAAGGTCAAATAAGCGAAGTAGAAGCAAGCGTAAACAATAAGTTCTCTTCTGATAGCGAACTTGCTAGACAATACAGAAAGAAGCTCGACAAGTCCGTGTGGGACAGCGTTTTTAAAATACACTACGATAATGCGGAAGCTCCTGAAAAGATAACATCCTTAGAGGTGTTAGTGGGTCTTTGGACGGATAAATGGATTTCTGCAAAAGGTATTGACGAGGGTTCCGGCAGTAGCGGTGAAGGCGGTGCATCCGCATTGTACCAATTGAACGACGTATCCAAGAATGCGGCAGGTAATGGTGTCCTTGGTGCTGAAAAGAATTCCCTTCTCGCTTATGACGGCACGCACTGGTACGGAATACCCCAATCTGCCATATCCCCCGATTTGGCGGGCTATGCAAAAGAGGAATGGGTCACTTCGCAATTGTCGGGATACGCCACTGTGGAAAGCCTGAATACCGTATCCGACAGGCTGAATGACTTTCTTGTTGGCACCGACACGGACAACATCATCAACAAATGGAAAGAGCTTGAGAATTTCCTTTCCGGTTTTACGGAAACCGATACCCTTGCCGGGGCGTTGGGTAACAAGGCTGACAAATCCACCAAGGTAATAGCAGGTGCCGGTCTGATCGGTGGCGGTGATTTGTCTTCAAACATAACGTTCGCCCTTCCCGCTACCGGGGTGTCTGCCGGAACTTATTCTAAGGTAACGGTTGATGTATATGGCAGGGTTACTTCGGGCGCTTCATTATCGGTGGATGATATTCCTTCCTTATCCATAAGCAAGATAACAGGCTTGCAGGACGTACTTGACAACAAGCTTGATAAGAAAGACTTCACAGACTTGTTCGAGCGGATAAACATCGGCACTGATGCATCCCCTAAATATGCAATCCATGCGAAATACGGGCTTTATGCCGATTGGCTATCGGCAAAGGGCGTTGACGAGGGTTCCGGAAGTGGCGGGTTGGATGAGACTGAGCTGTGGTCTATTCTTGGGAATTCAGGTAATGAACAGATATCATTAACGCACTTGACGGAGGCATTGTCCGGTTACGCCACGCAGGACTGGGTGACCGGGCAGCTCTCCGGTGTTGGCGGTGGCTCGGTAGACGGCATTATCCTTAACGGCAAGACATATTCCCCTGACGAGGAAACGAAGCTTATTACGTTGCCGGATTATCCTACATCCATGGACTGGGGAAGCATTACCAATACACCTTCTACATTGGCAGGATATGGTATTACCGATGCTTACACCAAAGCGGAGTCTAACGCTAACTATGTTATAAAGTCTGGCGACACAATGACAGGTGATTTGAATGTCAGAGGTCAGTTACATGCAGGTGATGAACAGTTTGTAGCTACCTTGTTATACACTTTTATCGGAAAGGAAAAAGGTATTTATTTTTCTAATGACGCAAATAATGACTTGTTATATGTAAATACTCATTATAACAGGGTTCACAAATCTGGTTCTTTTACTATAAACGAAAAAACAGGAGTAATAGTATTTTCTAATAATCCTATTATTAGAAGTACCACCAATGCATATTGTAAATTAGAAATATCTGGCAATTCTAAAGGAGAATTTGGGGCTATCTCATCAGGTATATACTTATATAATTCAGTACGTGCTAATTTTTTATGGTATCGTGACGATGGCTCTTTGACCTTTGAAGGTAAAAAAATCCTTCATGAAGGCAACTATTCAGGAGTATTGGATAATCGTTATGTCCTCAAGTCGGGGGATACGATAACGGGAGATTTACATTTTAGCAGCAATACAAAGATTTATTTTAACAATAACGAAAATTTTAGTATTGGTTCTAATGGTAGTGTTGGTACATATTTAAAATACGGATCCAATATACTAAGAGTAACAAGTGACCACCCATACTACAATAACGATAAGATTTGGCACGCAGGCAACGACGGTTCAGGTTCGGGTCTGAATGCGGATTTGTTGGACGGATTTCATAAAGGAGACATATACGGTGCTGTAGATCATAATAATGATTTAAATAACGTTATTGCTAAAAGCGACGGTATAGCATGGATTGGTTATCCGTATGCAGGAAGTGAGTCAATTCTTAATCAGCCATTAGGAAATAATGTAACTGATGCCCGTGGAGTAATGACATTTTATAATTATTACCCGCTTCAAATGTCATGGAGATATAATGATGCATCAAGTTTTTGGATGAGGACTAGATATAACGGTGTATGGAATAGCTGGTATGAAGTAGCTTTCACTAACGGGAATATAGCATCCGCCACAAGGCTGCAAACGCCACGTACTATTTGGGGGCAATCATTTGACGGTACAAGCAATATCAGCGGGTGGTTATCAGGAGCTACCACAATAGAATGCTCTACTGGTGTAAGAAGCAGAACGATATGTATTGAAACTGAAAGTGATGGTACTGCCGGAAGTAGAGGTAGTGAGATAAATTGTTTTATTTCTCCTTTGTATTTACAGTACGCAACATCTTATGGCGTAATAATGTGTAACGGCGGTGGCAACGTAGGAATAGGAACTGTTTCGCCAGGTTATAAACTCCATGTTAACGGAGACATTTTAGCTAATGGATATATACATAGTGTAAACAATGGCGTATCCAGTTCCTTTGGTGCGCAAAATTCAAGTTACTGCCATATAAGCACTAATGCTCCTGCGTTTTGGTTTAGTAGCGAATTAAGAATAAACGGAAGTATTCTTCCGTATGAAGGTAGTCACTGGATAGGTACTGAAGATAGTCCTTGGGGATATGTATTCAGTAATGGATGGTTCAGATCATTGGGTAACACTGGATGGTATAATCAGACATATAGCGGCGGCATCTACATGACTGACAGCACTTATGTAAGGGTATACAGTAAGGAATGGTTCAGGTCTGACATGTATTCTGCCGGAAGTGGTGGATACCAAGATGATGCGTACAGTGCGGCTTATAACGCATGTGTTAGTAGTGGTGATAGTTATTGCTGTTATTCCTTCGTTCGTTATGGAGTAAGACCTTTCGGTATTGGATTTAATACCGATAACGAGATATGGCTTGGCACTCCTAATACAAACAGGACAGCCGCTGCACAATGGCTGCACATAAATTCCTCCGGTGTATGGACTAACGGGTATATGACAGCCAAAGAAACATCCGACAGACGTTTAAAGAAAGATTTCGACTACCATGTGGACTACCAGCAGCGCATACTCGATCTCGGAAAGATAGTTGACTTCAACTATAACGAGAAAGCTCTTACAAGAAGTGTCGGTTATGCGGACGACAAGCGCCACACCTCTGTAATCTATCAGGACGCTTTGAAGGCAAATATTACGGGTTTCTGCATGGAGGCTGATGATGGTTACGGGGTAATCAATCCGATATGTCCCGACCTCATATTTACGGCTATCGGTGCAATCCAGATGAATATCATGGGACTACGGGACATTGCCGGAAGGACGGAGACTCTTGAAGAGAAGGTTGCCCGCCTTGATAAGGAGAATAAAAAAATGAAGTCCACTATAAATAAGTTGAAATCAATAATACGTAATACAGGTGCGTTATGAGTCATAGTAATGGAATAATAAGTGAGCCTATAAATTTTTCCGACCCCTACATAGTTACAGGTACAGGGAAATATAACGGTGGGTATGACGTTGGTTATATCTGCTCAAATGCCCATGGCAGGACTGTCATGTGGGCGAAGAATAAGCCTATGCGCAATAGCAAGATGGAAGACTTGACAAACGAAGAAAAACGTATAGGGAAATATGGGCTTCTCATTCCTGAAAGCAGTCTTAATGGCGCATATCAATATCTTCCTCCCCGTGGAGGTGACAGTGAACCGTATCGTATCACAGATTGGATAGGCTATAACCACAACTCCCCGTGTTTCATCAGGGTTGATTTCCCTGAACACATGTACCTTAACCAGTGGAATACCATTAACGTGTGGCTTGACAGCAGGGCTAGTGGCAATTTCAACGACAAGGCGATCAGCATATTGGACTTGTTCCATGACACGGACTATTATATCAGCCTTGTGGTACAGGGTGCAGAGGGGCGGGTTGTCGTGCTGACAGATCCGACACCTATTAAAACCCTTTGCGGTGAAAACGGTCAGAAACTCGTTACCTTCAACGTGGGGAATTCCGATTTCACGGATATGCACACTACAGCCAAATTCTACGTGGTTGCCAATTCAAGCAACAGTACTGATTATAATGTAAATACCATGCACAGTTTGGAAGCCGTTCCCGGGTTAAGCTGGCGTGAATATTCTTTGGAAAAATACGAAGAACCCAAGCTCAAACTCATCAGCGGTAAGTTTGATTATTATGTGGATGATACCGAATACGAGTTCTACGCACGAGGATGTACGCTTGTACTTGACAGCCCGTACACCGTTGACAAGCAGGTATCATTCGTATGCAAGGCAAACGTGTCATACGACAACATGGAAGGCGGTGGGGGTCATGAAATGTTCGGTGGCGTTTTCACCGTCAAGCCGGGACGGAATACGGTTACTATAGCTTCCACCCCGGTAGACTACAGTATCCGGCTTGATAGTTCGGGTACGGACATCGACATGTATGTGAACTATTCCATAGCGCAGTCCCCTGAATATCATGAGTATTTCTACAGGGAGTTTTACAGGTATGAATAATTAAAAACAATTATATGGAAAAGATCAGATCATTATCGGACAAACGCCTTATCGTGGAATGCACGGTTAACGGCAGGCAAGGCAATTTCCTTGTTGACACGGGTGCGTCGGTAGGCTTGATAGCCGAAGACAGGGTAAGGAAGTTCGGGTTGCTTGAAGGCAGGCGTTATCCCGGTACGCTCATCGGTGCCGGAGGTGAAATAAGTGGCGTGCGTTATTGCAACACGTTTGCCAACCTGAAAGGAAAGGACATCCCCCAGTTCCTTATTGCCGACATCTCAGCGGTGAGGGAAAGCATAAGGAGGGAGACGGGAGTCGAGATACTTGGCATAATATCATTGCCGCAGATGAAGATTGCAGGAATGCAAGTCGACGCGAACGATAACCTTATAATAATTGAGTGATATGGAAAGAGAGAAAGCAGACCTGCTCATATCAGGAAACCTTATTTGTAAACAAATGTTAACGGGGGGGGTAAAATCCACCCTTGTAAAAAAGAGAAATTAAATGAGTACTTCGATGTTGGGGATGCGCTACATATTGACGGTGATGTTGTTGTTGACAGTTTCGACAGCAAAGGCTATAACGTCGTCGTTACTGGTGCCGTTGTGGCACAAGGAGGTGGTTATGGGCTATAGCAACGGGACTATAACCGCACCTGTATCCGCTTCCGATCCGTACGCCGTACTTGGAGTTGGCAAATACAATGACGGATATGATTGGGGGTATATATGCAGCAACCGGCACGGTAAAACCAACATGTGGAGCAAATTTAAGCCTGTTAGGTATAGCAAGCCTGATGATCTGTCTTTTGAAGACCGGAAGTATAAGGGATTTGGCTTTGAGATAATGCCACCGCAGGAGGATGCCATTCGTGCGAATGCCCAAAAATATGCGTATCTTGCTCCAAGGGGAGGGCAATTTAATGAATGGTTCAGGATTACCGACTGGATAGGTTACAATCATTATGCCCGACCGCCGTTAGACATGAATAGCAGCCATTTCCCCGATTATTGGGATTTCGACGAAACGGACACTGTCACTGTTGAAATGTTGGGCAACTGGGACGCGTCTGAAATGGAGTTCAGCGATTTTGGATCATTGGGAGAGTATTACCCTGCAATCTGTGTCATAGACCGTAACAACCCGCAAAATTACCAGTGGAAGACCGGGTTGGAACGGTTCAAGGAACATGGTATGCTGCCTATCGGTCTGTTCAGTTATGAGAGCATGTTCTTGTCCGATTACGTGGAATATTTCATAGTGGCGGCACGCGATTATAAGGAAACGTTCGAGGAGGAGAAATCAACCGTTTTCCTGCCTATCCCGTCACTGGAAGGGCAAACATTTCACATAAATGTTTATAACTGGCAAGCAAAAGCTCCTACGGTTAACCTGTACAAGATTGTTTGGAATGGCAATGAGCACAATTACGAGGCTCCTCCAAGCTCTATCAGTGTCGGAAGTGTCCGTGACTTCAAGCTAGGGTTTATATGGGAGATCACCAACAATAATGACCAGCCGCTTTATATCGAGCCGGAAAGCATAATGATACATGCAAGGGAAAGCAACGGGCGTTTTGAAGCGTGGTTCTACAGCTCTCATCTTGATACGGCAACGATTGATCCGGGTGAGACGTGGACGTGGCAAATGGAGTTTGACAATACGTACACCATCAGTGACTACGAAGGTTATTACGATATAGCTGCGACATTCTATTATAACGATAATAATTTATGGGATAATTCCTTTAATGTATATGGAGGATATTGATTATTAACTAAATAAAAACAATTATGGAAGCAATTCAAGTAAACGTAAATCAAGGTACTCTGTTAAGAAGTACGTTCAAAAATTCGACAATCACCTCATCCAACATCAAGTTGATGGGCGACGAGCTTGTCATGGAAGGTAACAAAGTGGTAATGTACAAGGGAAGTGTGCGCAAGTCTGATGAAACGGTTATCGGCACGTTCAGTTACAACAATGGATACAGCAGTATAGGTGGACCGGCAGGCGAGGGATACCGTTGCGAGGTTCTTGTAAATAAGGAAGAGGGTGCGGTTCTACAGGTAGAAGCCACCAACACCCTTCTCGTGGGTATCGGCAAGTTGCAGGAAACTAATGTATAACAATTAAAACAATAACTATCATGGAAAATAAAGAAAAGAAAGCAGAAGAAAAGAAAGTAGTTGACTTCACAGGCGTGGAGATTGAGAATATTGACGGGTCTAAAGAAAAGGTATGCCTTGTGGAAGAAGGTAAGGACGTGGTTGTCGGAATTATTGTAAAGCAATTTGCCAATACTGTTTATTCGCAGTCCAAAGACATAGGCGAAGTGGAATTAGCCCGTACCATCTACAAGACGGGGAAGGCTGAAATGGACAAATCACAGGCAAGCGCCTTGAAAAAGTATGCGGAAAACTACCCATACGTGTTGCGTACTGCCATAGAAAGTGCTTTTGACGTGTTCGACTAAATAAAAATCCCGTCCTGCCCATCACGGGTCAGACGGGAATGGATATGCCCGATATGTACAATAAAACCAAATTGTCAACAAATAAACAAACAGCAAACTATCAAGCATATCCCGTCAATAAAATGAGTAGATATCCATCGCATATCCTCACGGATTTGAAAAATATCTTAATACCTTGCAAATATACTGATAATTGGTTTTGGCAAACAATTTTGAAACGATAAAATGAAGAGTAACATTATTACCCAAAGTATACCGGGCGGGTTCTCGGTAATAGCGAGCAGCTTTATTGTACAGTCATTGGAGCACATGATACCGTGGCTGATAGTCTCATTTTCGGTTATTGTATGTGATTTGGCATTCGGAGTGAGAAAAAGTTTATTGATGAATGAGGAAGTACGTTTCTCCGGGGCTATACGCCGTACTATGGGTAAGATGGTGACATACTTCGCATTCGTATGCATGGTTGTGATGATAAACATTGCTTCGGGCGACAAATGGAACATTGATATATATTCATGCCTGTTGATATGCTTTATTGAGTTTTGCTCCATAATAAGCAACATATTAAAGCCTAAGGGATATGATTTCGACATATTGAAGGCTTTAGGCTTATTCGGTAAAAAAGTTTTTAATGTTGACAAGGAAGATATAAGTGATATAATAACTAAAGATAAGGAGGACAAGAAATAAATTTAATTGATTTTGTTTTCATTGCGCCGTTTGCTTTTTATGTCATAATCTATGCATTTGCGGTAAAAGAAACCAAATATAATAATAACTAACGAAAGGAATAAATCTGATGAGAAAGATACGGATAAAAAATGACATAAATGTCACCCTTTCCATAAAACGTGACGGTTCAATCGAAGACCTTACCGGAAAGGATTTGGCTATTGTCATGCAGGTCGGATACTTAAAGGCTGCCATCGAGGATTTTACCGTCGATGGGAACAAGGTAGGCTTTCTTTTCCCGGCATTGCAGCAGAAGCATACCGGAGTGTATTCCATCACCATACAGGTAAGGGATGGCGATGCCGTGAACACAGTGGACAAGTGTGACGCATTCGAGCTTGTGTCGTGCAGTTGCAATGTAGGCGGTACGGATGAGCCTAATATCGAAACCGTATCATTGGAATATTCTTTAGACCTTAAGACCGATACGGGCGGTTCTTCTTCGGGAGGCGGGGGAACAGGTGACTACAGAGACCTTGCCAATAAGCCTAAAATCAACGGCATCACCCTTGACGGGAACAATACCCTTGGAGAACTCGGCATACAACCGGAAGGCGAATATCTCACAAAGCAGGATATTCCGGATTTGAAGGGTAAAGACGGGAAGTCCGCTTATCAGATTTGGATTGATGCGGGAAATTCCGGTACGGAAGAGGATTTCCTTGTATCGTTGAAGGGTGCTGACGGGCATACCCCGGTAAAAGGTACGGACTACTTTACCTCTGATGACGTGTCACAAATTGTCAATGATGTGACAGCGGCCATATCCGGTCAGATTGATGGGATAAACGCCATTGTAGGTACGGAAGGAGGTGAAGCATGAGCACGCTTGGCGAACTGAAATCAAACATATTATCGGTGATATCCAAGATGAAGGAAAACCTTGTTTCCAAAGGGGTACAGGTCAGCGATGCCGATACGTTGCATACATTGGCTGATAAGGTCAATGATATACAGGGGCAACCCGCCAACCCCAACATTTATACTGTAGACTTGTCGGTATACAATTATACGGAGGAGGAGCTTGCCGAAGCGAAGGCGATACTTGACTACAACATTGTAGGAATATGGCAATCCGAGGAAGCGCAGAAGATACTTGGAATGCCGGAGTCTTCATACGGATTTTCTTCCATAAGTGACATGATATACAATAACGGTTGCGTGCGGCCAATACTTGTCCCAAGAATTACGCTTAGGGTTGGGGCGGTAAATCTGCAAATACCTACGGGTATCGCTTTAAGTACTGCCATATACAGGGGAGCGATGAACTATGAGGGATTGGGTACCGACGACAAGCGGGCACGTAATTTCTCAGCGGCATGCAGGAGCAATTATGGTATCACAAGGTTGCCGGGAGGAAACTGGAAGGAGACATGCGGGATTGCGGACATGATGTTTGAAAACTGCACAAGCCTTATCGATGTAGACCTTGAACTGCCGAATTGCACTTCTTGTACGAGCATTATGGGTAGTTGCTCCGAACTTAAGAAGGCACGCCTTGTAATTCCGAAGGTAGAAAGCAGCAGACAGTTTTTCAGGAGCTGTACCTCTTTGGAAGATGCATATATTGACATGCCTTTGAATGATAGGTTCGACTACAGCCTTGAAAGGTGTACGGGACTTAAGAAACTTACCATAATATTCGGGGCAAACATAGGAAGCTACAACAATTGCTTTAGCTGGGAATTTCCTGGCAACTACACTTTGCTGAAGAATATATGCATGCATCCTTATGCCACTGTTCTCAACCTGTCAACCATATCAAAGTGGGGTACGGATACTCCTGAAAACAGGCAATCACTGGTTGATACCCTGATAACGTATTCTTATGACAGGGCATCCGCAGGTTACAGCGCTGCTGCCGTATCCCTCCATGCTGATGTAAAGGCTTTATTGACAGAAGAAGAACTGACGCAAATCACCGACAAAGGTTACACAATAGCATAATTATATGATAACGCTTAAATCAAAAACCGGGTATGTGTTTACCCAATCGGCTGAAATCCCCCTTGAACAGAGGGTGTATGCCAAAGAATTGTACTTGGCGGTAAATGATACTCCTGGCAACTGGAAGGAGATTACCGATGAAGAAGCTGCATCCATGCAGGAAGAGTTGAACAAAATAACCAAGGAGGAAGGAAATGAATATTAAGGACTATTTCGACATTCAGGAACTTGTATGCCGTCATGTGTACGATAAGTTCGGGGAAAGCGCTTGGCAGTTCTTTGACAGCCGCCTGCTTGAAACGTTGCTTGTTATCCGTGAGAAGCTTGGCAAGCCTATCCTTGTGAACAATTGGCAGGTTGGCGGCAACCTCACACAAAGAGGTTTTAGATGTAATGTATGCCAGCTTGTCGCTGAAAAGACAAGGCTTGAAAAAGTGTACGTATCGGCACACATGCAAGGCACGGGTATAGACTTCGATGTAAAGGGCATGACGGCTCTTGAAGCCCGCAACTGGATTAAGGCAAACCAGATACTCCTTCCTTATCCAATAAGGCTGGAACAGGATGTTACGTGGGTGCATCTTGACATGCGAAATGACGGCACAAGGGGAAAGGTAGTGTACTTCAAAGGGTAATATTGATTTTAATTTCGTTCTTTGACATGTTGGGATTACCGTTAATCGTTTTTGCAAATGTGAATAACACACGTGTGGCATAATTTATATGTTAAATATATTGTTTTCTTTCTTATAAAAACTGATATTTGCGATAATTAAACCTCATGAGACATATAGCTATGAATATAAAATTTGAAGGTCAAACGCATCAAATTGATGCAAACACCCTTATATCTTCATTGGTTCATTATCAGACAGTAATCAATGAAGCGAACCGGATTTACGGAAATGGGACAAGAAATATTACCTTAAAAGTAAATGCGATTAATAAAGGATCATTTGTTGTAGATGTTTCTATCGAAGAAGGTCTTAAGGGATTATTCTCAAATGATACTATAAACTATATTGCGGGGCTTGTAACCATAATAGGAGGAGTGTATGGTGCTTACTCTCACTTGAAAGGGAAGCCCGCAAAAAACAAAGAGGATATTAATAGTATCTCAATAAAAACCGGAAAGAATAGTAATATTGAAATCAATCAAAATATTGTAAACGTGTATAACCAGCCAGTCGTGCGTGAAGCTATATCTAAAACAATTCAAATGGCAGACGAAGACCCATGCGTTGACGGTGTTAGTATAGATAATGGCGAGGGGTTTAAAACAGAGTTCAAGAAAGAAGACTTTAAAGAACTTATATATAATGACTTTGATAAAGAAGAAGATATTCCAAACGAAAAGATAGAGGAGGTTGAAGCTCTTCTTACTATAATTGCTTTAAATTTTGAATCCGGAAGTAAATGGCAGTTTATTTATAACGGCTTTAAAATACCGATGATAGTAAAAGATGATGCTTTGATGAAAAAAATAGATGAAGGTGAAAGGTTCGGAAAGGGAGATGCAATAAAAGTAAGAATGAGAATACTTAAGAGGTATAACAATCAATATAAAACCTACGAAAACAAATCTTATAAAATCGTAGAGTTTTATGAACATATAATAGCACCTAAACAATCCGATATATTCTAAGATTAAATATAGAAGGCGGTAATTCCAACAAGGTTTCACCGCCTTTTTTGTGTCCGGGCGGTATCCAAGTTCGGACACCCTTTATTGTTGGATATATGAAATGTAATATTGGTGAATTTCGTAGGCTTCTTCTTTGGGCTGCAATAGGCATATTGGCAATGCTGTTATCATCTATGCTCTCTTCGTGCCGAACGAGGACGGTCTATGTGCCCGTTGAAACCAAAGTCCTTGACAGTATCATCCTGCATGATACGACATTCCAAGAGAAGTTGGTACCTTATAAGGATAGCGTATCCATTGCTGATACTGCTTCATTTTTATGCAACCCATACGCATACAGCTATGCCGGTTACAGCAATGGCATGTTGCATCATTCACTTGGCATATACCCGTTTGCCACAGTAAGGGTAAATGTCCCGTATTTCATTGAAAAGATAAGAAGGATTGAAGTGCCGAAGCCTTATCCGGTGGAAAGGGAATTGTCATGGTGGAATAAATTTAAAGTCAGATATGGTAATGTCAGCCTGTTTGCCAATTTGGTTTTCATAGCCTTTTTGGTGTACAAAATAATAAAGAAATTAAAGATGTAGAAGTCAGCTTGTAGTTGGCGCTCTTTTTGGGGCTTAGAGTGGAAAGAAAGCCCCCAACGTTCAAATTAATATTGCCACATAAAAATTTGAAAAAGCATAAGATACCGCACGTTGGAGGCTTAATATCTTCAACACGGTATCTTGTGCTTTGTTCATATGGATCAAATATTTTATGTGGCAGGGCAAAGGTAAGCATAAAAATCATAAAAACTATGTGTAAGTCAGAAATCTTTGCCGAAACAATCAATCTCGTCTCCCGTGAGACTGAAATTCCTGTTAACCAAATACTTTCTTCAAAGAAGGATACGGAAACGGTTGATGCCCGCTATCTCCTTGTTTCCCTTCTTTCCGACAGGGGTATGTATCCGTCACAGATAGCCTCTCACATCAATAAGACCAAACGTGCGGTGAACTACATGATTACCAATTTCCGTATGCGTATGGAAAGTGGGAAAATGTTGAGAATATATTGGGAAAACATTAGGAAATCGTTGGGAAGCAACTGATTTTTTGATAGTTATCGTATATATACTTTTGTAAACGGTCATATGACCGGAATAAAAAGTATATATTATGAGCGAAACAAAAACGTATGTGTTTCCTGAAAGTGGAAACAATGGCGGTGGTGGCATGATGGCGATGCTTGCTCCACTGTTGCAGCAGAAGGGCATAGATCCTAATCTGCTTGTTGCCATGAACGGCCGTAACAATAACGGCTTCGGTGGAGAGGGTTCATGGTTTATCTGGGTGATTTTCTTGTTCTTCCTCATGGGATGGGGTAACAACGGATGGGGAAATGGCGGTTTCGGTGGTGGCAATGGTGCAGCCGGCATACCCAATTTGATTAACAATGACGCAGGAAGGGAATTGTTAATGAGCGCTATCCAAGGTAACGGACAAGCCATAAACAACCTGGCTACAAACCTTAACTGTTCAATCGGTCAAGTCCAACAGGCTATCAATGGCGTAATGTCACAAATCCAACAGGTAGGTAACCAGGTAGGACAAAGTTCAATGCAGATAATAAACGCTATCCAATCCGGCAACTGTCAGATTGCACAACAAATTGCGTCTTGTTGCTGCGAGAACCGCCTTGCGATTTGCCAACAGACCAACACGCTTCAAAATGCCATCAACGGTGTGGCTACCGGACAGGAGAGGGGATTTGCATCCGTGGCTTATGAGACACAGCGCCAGACTTGCGACCTTCAAAACTCCATTAAGGACAGTACACAGCAAATTCTTGCCGGACAACGTGCTGCTGAGATGCGTGAGATGCAGAACAAGATCGACAAGCTTCGTGAGGAGAACAGCAATTACAAGACATCTGCCATGACTTCTCAGATTGTAGGTCAGGCAACAGCCCCACTTGGAGCAGCTTTGAGCGATTTAAGCTCTCGTCTTGCCAAGATCGAGTGTGCCCAACCTCCCACATTCCCGATGCCGTATTGTCCTGCAAGTGGGAATTACGTGCCGGTGAACTATTCTGTTCCTGTTAATTTCGGTGTATCTACATTGGGAACTTGCGGTTGCTAAGAAAGGAGGTAATTATGTTATATCCTAACTTAATGTATCCTTATTGGCTTCCAAGCCCTTTTCTGATGAACCTCTCCGCAAGGGGGATTAGACGGATTGACATTAACGGTATCTATGAACTTTCGACGAATGCCGTCCAGTTGACAGACGCAAGCGTAGATTATGGCATTAATCCTTCCTGCTACAATGCGTTGCCATGTGAAAGCATAATTCTTTTAAAAGTTCATGCCGATGTACCGGCTGGTGGTGAAGCATTACCTGTATACGTAATAACCCCTAACATGGGTCAGACTACACTGGCTACTGCCGGGGTTACTTCCGGCACATCGAAAGTTCCTGTTGTGGATAGCAATAACAATCCGGTCACCGGTACTGATGTCACAGGTACTACGGAACGCCTTGCTTATTTGAATAAGCGCACAGGTGTTATACGTTTTCTGGAATTTACCGCTTCAACACCTACTGCCGCCAGTAATGACGCTCCGTCGGTAGCAAGCGTAAATGTCACAAAGTCAAAGTAAAAACAATGGGCGGGAGAAATCCCGCTCCTTAAAGAGTTAATTAATTATGCCTTTTCAGAATTTAAGAGTAAACAGCGAGTTCTTTGTCCTTCATAAGGACGGCACTCCTTATATTGAAGTAGGTTCCGTTGTCGGGGTTTCCAATCCTGTACAGGAGTTTATGCAGCAGCCAGTCCCTTATGGGCAACCTCCAAGGATGGTAGTTGACGTAACAATCAAGGTAGGGGAACAAACGGTTACTTTCCAGAAGATACCTGCAATGTCTGACATTGCCGATGCGAACTTTCCCGGAGGTGGTAACATGGTCATATCAGGCTCAAGGGAGTCCATGAATGCGGAAGTTGCCGCCATGCGTAACCGTTCCTCTGAAATATTGGGTAAAGTAGATTACCACCGTTCAGTGATGGAGGCATGTGACAACATGCTCCAGATCCTTAATCCGGAATTGGCTGAACGCCAGCGTCAGGATGCTGAGAATAAAGCCCTAAGGAAGGAGCTTAGTGAACTGAAGGCGATGATGGCTGATTTCTTCAAATCTTCTGATAAGGCATCTGGTAATAACAATTCTAAAAAACAATAGTATGATGATGATTGAAATTTCCGAAAGCAAGGTCGAGAAAATGTCCGACTATGCGGAAAAGATGCTTCGCTACGGCGGCAAGCTCATGCAGTGCATAGAGGAGCTTTCCGAAGGCGAGGGTATGGGCGAACGCCGGGATGATGACCGTTATTATGACGACGACCGTTATTATGACGAGGAAAACATGGGCGAACGCGGTGGCTACGGTGGCGGCTCAGGCCGTGGAGGTAGTGGTATGGGACAGAGACGTGGAGTCCGTGGAACCGGGCGTTATTCCCGTTACCGTTAAGTTTAACCGGGGAGGGCGCAAGCCCTCCCTGTAATCATTAAAAAATTATGAGATACAGGGAACCTTTAGATATAAGAGATAAAAGACCTGAAGAAATGGAGGCATATTTGAGCAATTTCGGCTGGCACTTTAATAAAAAGATGTGCGACTTTGCCGTTTCTTTAATGAAAAGAATAAATCCGGCCACAGGTAAAAAGGAACGTATTGAACCTGTTTCAAAGGAAAAGGCAGAAGAACTTCTTACAAAATATGGAGTAAAGCTGGATAATAATTCACTTTATGATTTCGTGTACGTAATCAATATGGGTAAAGCCGACTTTTTCAAATCCTCTATTCCTGATGAACAGCATCTTGCCATGTATGTCAAGGATGTGATTGATGACCCTGACGCTCCAGACGGAACGACAATGCGTCGTTGGTATGCAACTATGATTGCGTCCGGTGAACCTATAGAATGGGACGAAATGGTATAAGGTATGATACGCCAACAGTTTACTCTTGAAAGGTATGACTGGAACGTCTCCGTATATTATGCCGTGGATGCCTATTATGTCAATGAAATAATAGACCGTATGTATTCTATTGGATGTGACGGGGAAATGCTCCGTACAGCCTATGAGAATATGAGTTCGGGTAAAATGAATACCGGAGTCACATATTCCAACTTCCGGGACAGGGAAACGGTGATGGTTATAGCCATTACTTCCTCTTCAAAGGAGTTTGAGAAATCTTGGCGGCATGAGTGCGGGCATCTGGCTACCCACATATGCCAAGCGCTTGACATAACCCCGTATGGAGAGGAAATCCAATATATCGGGGATGATATAGTGGAAAAAACGTGGAAGTGCGCTCACCCGTTGCTGTGTGAGTGTGACTGCTGCAAAAATAAAGTTAAACAATTAATAGATTAAAGTTATGTACCAAAATTCAAAAATTGAAGCAAGATGCGAGGCGGTCAGAATGGCTGCATGTGTAAAAGACGTTACGAGTGATAACTTACTCGAAATGGCTAAGAAGATAGAAAATTATATCGTGGGAGACATTGAGCTTCCGGATATTTATGACCCGAACGCCAATTTTAAGGAATTGGTAGAAAAAATATCTAATAGAGTTGTTGATGGAAATGAAAAAAGAACTCCTGGAGTTGAGCCTAATTTGATAAATACACTTGCAAATGCGTAGTAAACAGATCAGAAAGGCATTGAAGAGCGACACCCCCATCAATAGCATGTACGCTCTTATCCCGGAGAGCAGGCGTGATGCTTTCAAACGTTTTGCCTCTTACTTTGGTTTTACAGAAAACAATATTAAATCCATTTTATCAAATGAGAAACGATAGGCTTGACATATTGATTGAACAGACGGAAGACATCCCACATTGGATGTTCTGCCGTCTGATGGCTGTATTGCAATGGAACGTTTAGAACGTGTTGAACGGTTTGTTCATTGGATTATACCGCTTGCTGTTTTGGCGAGGGTTGTCTCTTTGTTGTTGTAACTGTCTTTCCCCATATCATCGCATTATACAACGAAGCGGCATATAGTTTAACTTCTTCCTTGCTATCGAGGAATTCTACTTTTAACGCAGCTCTCATAGCTTCCGTGTAAAGGTTCTTGTCTATCTTATCTTCCATATAAATGTTCTATTTTTTAAATAAATATTGTTGTTGTCTCAAAAAATACGGGTGTTATAATTTCTTTTATGTTCTATTTTTAATAAAACACAAAACATCCTTACATATATGTTGATACAATCACCTGCATTTAACTTTAGTAAGCCCATATTTGGCAAGCTTCAGATATATTGTCCTGACGCTAACATTAAGCATTTCGGCTATTTTTCGGGGATGAATATTATCCTCTTTGTATAACTTGGTGATATTCTCTTCTGATAATGGGTCTATGAACGATTTATTAGGTTCATCTATTCCCAATCGCTTACGTGCCTTCCGGGCATATTCTTCGTTTTGCTTGTCTTTCGTTACGTAGATTACGGTAATTTTATTAAGGCGAAGAGGAACCAAGTTCTTTTCAAACTGTTTGCGCTTCTCTATCAGGTGTTCCGCATCCCCGTTGACCGTTGTGTCTATCTTCTTGTATTGTTCAGGCAGACGGGCGTGTCTGTCTCTTAGTTTCTTTTCGGTTGCTCTCATGATTTTACTTCCACTTTTACCAAGTTCTGTACTTCTTCTTCCCAAACGTCTCCCTCATTGCCTTCAAAGTCGAGATAAACCGTATCTTTAGGGCTTGGATTGTTGAAACTGGAAAGCAACCCTACTACCTGCATCGGTATTGAAAGTCGCTCTCCTTGTGGTGACGGGAGTTTTATTTTCACCCAGTCACCGATTCTTAAAGATGTTATTTTCATTGATTTAATATCTTAATTGCTCGTTCGACATCATTTTCTGACAATCCTAAATAGGTATCAGTCTTGATAAAATGTTCTGCTTGTTCAAGAAGCATATCGCTGTCATCGTCAAGTATCACGTAATTGAAATCAATTCCAATTTCTTTATAGTTCCAGTTTTTACCGTTGTCAGAGTGAATATGGGTATCAATCCATTGCTTTATCTCAACTCCGCGAGGGATACCGAGATGAACACCTTGCATAACGTAGGCATACGCTTTTATAGTTACTCCAATAATCCTGTCAGCGTATGGAAATGGGAATGGTACTAATGGCCTTATAGTTGTCAATTCTCCTTTTGTATCTTCTACCGTATTTTTCCTCCACGATGAAGATATGATAATTTTAGCATCTGTCGCATCTATAATCTTCCCAAGTAAATCACACGCATCCTTATCAAGTGCATAATGAGACTTCTGCGTGGAAATAACTCCGTCTATATCAAGAAATATAATTTTCATCATTTTATTATTCCAATTTTATGATACCACTTATCCGCATGGCTGAACCATCCAAGCATGAACGGTTTGCCGAAAACAGTTACTTTGTAGAGTTTACTCATGTGTTAATTTGACTATTAAAATCGTTAATAAATTTCCTTACTTGTAGGCTAAAACCTATATTTGTACCGCATTTGATTTGGAGCATTAACACCTCCAACCCGGCGAACTGTCATTCGCCACCCCTCTTGTCCATTCTCCCTGAGAAAAGACATTTAAGCCCAATGTCCTGTAACTTTGGGCTTTTTTAGTTGCACTTGACAGGGTGCAGCTTAAAGCTTGCTAATACAGGTTAGTAGGCAAAACGGAGAGGAGGTGTTATTGTGAAAAATCAAATGCAAAATGAAAACGGCAAAACTCGTATTTTCTGTCGGTATATCATAAGGAACGGTAAGCGGATATATCCAAAACATTCCAAATACTTTTCTTTCTTGGTAGATAGTAAGAAAGTGGCGTAATGCCGTTTTGAGGGGATGTACAGGCATCCCTTTTTTACTCGTATATTTCTTTACTTTTCAGTTTATCAAGGAACTTTTCATCTCCCGAATAGTCGGCACCGATAGCCTTTTTGCTTTCAACAATCTGTTCCAAAATGGTTATAGCTTCCTTTTTCACTTCTTCCACCTCGTTGTAACCGCAAGTATTGTCAATCAATCTTTCGATGTTTGATTTAGGTTTAGAAATCTGCTCGTTGAGTTTATTCAATCTCCAGTAGCAGAAATCAATGGTAGCGATGTGTTCCAGTTTATTCATTCCTTTTCAAATATTTCAATACATTTCTTAACTCCATCGTTAAAACCCTGCTTATATCCTCTTGCATGTTCTCCGGTAGTATATACCACCATTGACAGCCAAAATATAAGGATACATGCCACCTTATACCAACCGGGTAGTGAGATAGAAAACGGCTTTAATGTTATTGTAAGTTCGCCAACCCATAATAGACCTGTTATGAATATAGCTGTAAATAAGATTGTTTTCATAGTCAATATCTTTTTCCGTTCAACATAGGTCTTAATTCATTGTACAACATTTTCTGATTGACATGCCATAGCAAATCCATGTTCAAATGTTTGGCGAGACCAAAGATAGCCAGTAACATGTAATTTAACTGTTCTTCAAATGAACAACCATATTCATATTCGTATCGTATAGGGATTGTAGAGATAGCATATATGCTTTCTGTGAAGGTTTCACCATTGCAGCTTTCTGATAAATCATCTATTTCTTCTTCTGAAAATTCCTTGATATCTATCTTACGCAGTCCGCACAAGTCAAGCAGGCGTATAACTGCATCGGCAAGTTCATCCTCGATGGTATCTTTGATATATCTATTGAATACGTTGATAAACTTTTCTTCATTTGTTAGCCACCCTTGACACTCGGTATATTCACCGATCTTATGCTTTTCTTTATCAAAGTGTCTACTTTTTCTGTCCGATTCCACAGCTTCCATAAGCTCTGAAATGATAAGACAAAGGTGGTGTTCGTTACTCAATTCTCTGTCGTGGAAACCGTGCTCGCAGGCGGTCTTATAAGCGCGATCGCGTAGTTCATTTAAATTCATGTTTTATATTATTTAAATTATCTAACTCTTGTTTAATTAACTTGTCTATTTTATCGGCTTTCTCATACCGTTATTCTTCAACCAGCTTACTTTTCAGCCATTGAAGCTGATTCATATAAATAACATCATCACGGTCTGAAACCCTACGGGTGTATTCCCTTATCTCATTCAGCTTGTCCTCCATGCGCCTATGCCATCTGCTTACCATGATTAGGACAAATCCTAATGCAATGGCATTGAATAAAGAGATGGAGACTTTAATTATCAGTTCCACGGTTTCCATAATAAATTTTAATCAATCAGTTCAAATTCGTAAACGAAGACATAGGGATTCGATTTCCATGTACCCTTGCAGGATATTCTGTCTATCAAAGCGGCAAATGCTTCTTGTGGTGTGTTCCCCGATAAATGCAATACTCTGCCTGATTTGCACCTGTATGTGACGATATAGTAGTTCAGTTCTTTCTTTTTTCCGTCAGCTATAATAGCATACGATTTCATTGTTTTTACACCTTCCTTGAAACAATCTTCATCGCTAATATTCTGTAGCTTTTCTATCTTAACGTCTGTAATGCGAACATGGTGGGGCATGAGGTCAGCGCGGACAAACATTTTATTTTTCCAGCCGGGTGCGAATTTGGTTTTAGTATAAAATCCTATTCCGTCCTTATCATTAAGTGCGATTTCGGGATTCATCCCTAAACTTTCATAACTTTGCGCAATGGCAACAACTTCACCGACTTTGTATTTTGGAATATTCCAACCCGTAAAGTCTCCTTTGTCGTTTTTCCAACCAAAAGCATAATTTAATGGAGATACTATGTTCCCGTCATTATCGTAATCATTTGGTTCAAAAACGGGGAATACAATATCATAAGTTTCATTTGGTCTGTCATACTTGCAGACCCTTCTCGTCATAGTCTTCCGACCATCCAATACGGCTTGGGTTAAACCGTATTTATCATTAAACATTATTTTCTTAGCCATATCATATAAGTTTTAACGCTTCTTGCAAACCTGCTTCAAGTGCTTCCTCGTAGGTACCCCATTTCCCTCCATCGTTTGTTCTTTTATAAGTAGAACAGGCTATATGAGTTCCATTGTCAGCTTTAGATATTTCGTATCCATAGCCATAGCCATAAGCACAGTTATATACACATATATGCAGGTTCTTGGTTTCACGCAGCCACTTTTGAGCGACAGACTGAGGAGGAGATGATATTAAATAGGTTGATAAATTACAATGAAGGCAAGTGCCGTTACAGAAGAGATACTTCTCACATAATTCTGGAACAGGCAATGTGTTGTAATACATTTTAATCCTATCGCCATCTTTATACAATGTACCATCGTTTTTATAAGCGTATAATGTTCTTTCATCAAATCCTTTTTCTTTCAGCAGCTTCGCTGTCTCTAATGTTACAAGTTCTTCGGTCATAGTTATTCCTCCATTTCTTTAAAGTGTTCAATCAGTTCGTTTACGGAAGCCTTATGCCATTTAAGAGATACTTCTAATATACTGTCATAGTCTTTATTATAAACCCAAACTCCTTCAGGTGAAATAAACCATTGAAACTTATCGGTATCATCCCTCAATGCAGAGATAGCTAAGAAAAGTTCTTCGTTGGTTCCGCAATCAATTCTTCCTTCTTTGGTGATAGTATCTGCATCATATACCACTCCATATAAATTACCATAAGACGTTGTGATAGCCTTTCCCTCTTCGATACTTTTATGACTTCCCTTGCCGTCATAATTATGTGCATCTAAAGTTGCATCACCAAAATTAAGAATTTCATATCCCAATTTTTCCAGCTTCTTCCGAAGTTCCTGTGTATTTTTGAGTATAAAGCACGGTGTTGTAAATTTCATAATTCCTCCTTATTTATTTTTGATTATTTCTCCAACATTTTTAGGTGTTTCACGACAAGATGTAATAGTCACTTTGCCACGATTGATAAAACAGCTACAGTCAAACAAATCCATACATACTTGGTAATCCATCTCTTCACATTTCTCGTGTAGAGAGCATAAATCGCAACAAGTATATTGATGCACTGCTTCATGCAGTACTCCGTCTATTATTATTCCGTTCTTTATTTCCATCGTTATTCTCCTTTCAGTTTCTTTATTAGTGCATCAGCGAAACCAATACTCCATTCTGCCACCATATTTGAATCAGCATCCATTATCTGTTGATGTGAATTACCACAAAATCCTTGCATAGCAGATTTAGCCAGTTCATAACGTCTTTGTTCCCAATCAATTACTAAATTCCCAACATTCAAAAAGTCTAGTTCGTATTCTCTGAAAACCATATTATCGCATACATATAGGTTATCTCCGCTATGTTGCGCGTTGATATTTACTTTTGGAATTACATCTATCGTAACTCCGGTTGCTCTCACTCTTGCTTTCATTATTCACCCTCCTTTTTAATATATCCATTTTCAATACACCAGCACAGCATATAGTAGGATGCGTCAATGAGTTCTTTACTCTCTGTCATATTTAATATAGAACGTGAATAAGGTTCCATATATAAACATGTATAGCTATTTTCAAGCTTCTGTAAGGTTAGTACATGTGTGCCAATAAAACAAGGCTGCTTGTCTAAAATGTCCTGCAAGGTGTAAGCTGGATATTCATGTTTCATATTTGACTGACTTACAAAAATGTAAGGTTCTTCCTCTATTTCATCAGTTCCATTGATTATAGCATCGGCAGTAGGTAAATACTGCCAGTGCATACTTGCATCGCTCGTATCTAAAGAGAGTTCCTGCAAGTGCTTCATCTGATCTATTGATAATACTTGTTTTGATTTCATAATTCGTAAGATAAAATTACAGCCGTTAATGCAATGAAAATGATTGCTACTATCAAGAAGATAGATAGACATCCCTTTTCGTATTCTTCATCTTCCGATGGTGTGTTTTCGTTATACCAATCTAATGGATGCTTTAATTTCATATCTAATCTCCTTTCTCCTCAATATATTTTTCTGTAAACTTGATAATTGTCTCTAAGAAAATACGGGTTGCATTATCAGATATAATACATCTACCACCGCTGTTCCCAATCTCATGCCTTTGGATTGAAAAGAACGCATACTCCTTTTTAGTGAGCGCGTACCATGCTACTTTTATTCGTTCAATCATGTGTTAATCTCCTTTTTCTTTAATCCGTTCCAGTACATCCTTGTTGGTTTCAAGTATCTCATCAAAAGAGGGAATGGGCATCCAGGCAATTTCTTCATAATACATAGCTAATTTTGTTGCCCAATCTCCATTTTCATAGTAATTTTCCGATATAAAATATCCACCATTATGTTTCATCCTATTAAGAACTAATACTTTATTTTTAGTTTCCGGCAACCGTTCCTTAACGCTTATCCAAGGGGATTGCTTTGCCTGCCATTCGACACCAGCTTTGAAGTCTTTTTCGCTTTGCCACATATCTGGTTGAGAGTTCCATGCCCATTGCGAAGAGTACTCTCTTGCCGCTTCTTCTAATGTCTGTTTCATAATCAATTATCTTCTACTATTACAGTTTCTATCCTTTCATGTTTAGGGTTGTTACCTTTTAATAGGTCTCTTTTTATCCTATCGGCAATACGTTCATTACAAATGGTATTCTTATCCTCGTAATCGTAAGAAATTATAATGGTTATTTTCTTCTGTTTCATAGCTTATTTCTTTTTCTTGATTTAACCTTAATAGGATTACTCTTTGTTCCGGTACCGAACCACTCCAAACGGTAGCCATGTATCCGGAGCCAATATTTAAAATATGATATAGTTGTTTGTTTTATAAAAAAATTGTTTTAATAAGAGCACACCCGAATAATGATAAAGTGTCGAATTTTAAAATTATTGCAGAAATGGATGTGCCCTTTGATTATTATTAGTTTAATTTATTCGTACATACTTACCTGCTATATCACACGCTTTCAGCACTTCTGCATTTTCTTCTCCAAAAACGATAAAATAATCTATTTTTAGATTTTAGGTTCATTTCTGTATTGAATTATACAAATAATGATTGTTGCACACGTGATAACACTAATCTATTAGCTTCACGAAAAAAATCTTTTTTAATTTCAAATCCGTATGCTTTACGCCCCAACTGAGCGGCAGCCAACAAAGTAGAGCCACTTCCTGCACATGGGTCAATCACTACATCTCCTTTATCGGTGAATATCTCTATCAGTCTACGAAGCAAGGGAACCGGCTTCTGTGTCGGATGTATTTTGGGAGTTTCATTATCCCTTACCCAGTCGAAGCAGTTAAATATCATCCGCCCGTCATTGTTGAACTTGGGCAACTTATCTCGGTATAACAGCAAGCCATATTCACAATTACCGACAATTTTCATATTAGCCTTTAATACCTGCGCGGAAAAATCCTTTCGGAAAACAAGGTTAATGTAGTTATTTAACCCGTATCTCTTGCCAAGTTCAATATATCTAAACTGATCCTCAAACTCACAAAAAATAATCATGCAAGGTGCTTTGCCTTTTTCTTTTGGCTCTTTTACCAGCATTTGGCTACAGAAGTGAATAAACTCTGCCGGACGGAAATCTTTGTCCGTATCGAAAAACTCTTTTCCGGCTTTATCGCTCTCACCGTTCTTATTATCTCCATCTACATACCATGATGGGTTAGAGGCATAGGCATTATTTCCAAGATTGTAGGGAACATCGGCTATAATAAGCTGGGCTTTGGGTATTTGATACCTTTTGAAATTTTGGAAGTGATCATTATATAATTCTATGTCTTTCATGGCTTCACCTCCTTCGGTTTCCAGTCAGCAGACAACTTCGCCCATACGCGGAACTTGCTGTCAAAATCATCCAAATCCCTGAACATATCCATCTTTGACTTGTCGGTTTCAACAAGAGATGCAAATTCCCTGAAATACATGTCAGCGCTCCTGACAAAATTATTGTGAAGTCTCTTCAGGTTCCCAAGGAGCAATCCCTTGGATTTCATTAGGTCTGACGCTTCCTCCGACAACATATTAGCTTCACAGTTCAAGATGTGCGCTGCCGAAAGAAGGCTGTTCAGACGGTTCATGCTGCCATCAGCTTCGGCAGCTTGTATCAAATCTTTCTTTGGTTTCATAATCGTGTATAAATTACTTTTTTCTTATCTGTAAAAATCCGCGTTTCTCACATTCACGCAGCAACTCCATATCTTCGTCCTTTATATCACATGGTGTTTCATGGTTGACGCTCATATAGTCTGATATCCCGAATTTTCGGCATATATCGTGATAGAAACGTTTGTTTCGGCCTCTTGCAGTCCAACATACTGTTAGCTTCATATTGAAAACAAATTAAGGAATTTGTTCACAAAGAAAACTTGTCCTTTGCCTGTTATTTTAGTAGTCAGTGTAGTATGTAAAACCCCGTTATTTCCGGAACGCACGCCTTTTTTGATTACAAATAACCCTTGTTCGATATACTTCTGATTAGGTACATTATACCTTTCTCCATGTTTGCCTAAATATCCGTTTTCACGCATCCAAGCAAACAATTTCTTTTCACCTATATTGTATCCATTCTGCGCAATGAGCTTTGCAAGCTCTCCGATAAGGCATGAACTTTCCGCCCCTCTAAAAGCGTTTGTAAATGTTACGGCTGGTTTTGTTTCTTCAATTATGTTTTTGTTTTGTTCTTTGAGGATTTGATTTTCACAAGCTATCCTTTGCTTTTCCTCGCGTTCGCTCTTTAACTGTGTGGCAAGGCTGATAACAAGGTCTGGGTTGTTTATCATTTGTTCAAGCGTCGGCTGCGTAGCGGTCATGCCGTATTGAAGTAACTCTTTGATGCGCTTATTACACCATATAGCAAAAGCCGGGCTTAGCCAACGGGCAAACTCTAAGGCTACATCTTCGTGCATCCATGTGCCTTGTTCATTATTTCCTCCTTTAACTACTTGAATTAGTGCCGATATGGGAATATGCATATCGGCTGAGAGTGCTTCTGCAAACTCGGTAGTAGTTTTCAGCCTAAGCCAATCACCTACCAATTTTCCGAACGGTTTAGCCATTTCGGTTGCATTCACCATTACGTTATCTCCTTTTGAAAAATGAATTATAGTTCCGTTGTAATCGAATTTAATAATTGAAGTGTTCATAATATTTAATTTTTTAGATTTTACTCAATAGAAAAGTTTCTCTCCCTTTTTCCGGAAAGTGAGGTAGCCCGATAAAAGGCTACCCAACACGATAAGTATTTCAATCATGGCTGTTATTTCTTGACTATTCCCGTTCTTCTGTATTCATCCCACTTGTCATACTGCTTCGTTTCGACAAGATAGTGGAAGCATGAGCACTTGAGTTCTATTTCCCTGCGTTCGCTCCACCTTGTCCATTTGAGCATTTCTTTCGTGAACTGCAGTTCTTTTTCAAGCATTGCGATTTTCCGTTTGTCGGCTGCGCTTGACTTGGCAACCTTTGGTACAATCTCATTCACCTTGTGAAATACTTCACGATATACATCAAATACGGGGCGAACCTTGCGGGCAATGAAGAACTCCATGCAGGGTAAGGAGAGGTAGCAATCGTATTTTACTCCGTTTACTAAGTTTTTGACTGTTACCACCTTCGCATTTTGGCAAAGGTAAAAATCAACACCTTCAATAAAACTATTTTTCAATTCTCGGAAAGCATCTCCTTTTCTTGTGTACACAAGCGGATAAACCGAATCAAGATTTACCGGAAATTCTTCTTTTGATTTTGATAATTCAAGCACCGCCATGAAGTAGCGTTTGATTTCGCTTGTGGTACTTAGTAGAGATAACGATACAGTTGTCGCACTGTTAGGCGCAAAGAGGGGCATACTATTGTTCTGCTCAACTCTGATTTCATTGTACTTTGGCATTTGATAAATGAAATTTGAGTTATAGATATAAAGAAAGCCGTTAGCTTCCCTTTACTCGCCAAAGTACGACTATAATAGTTTCCAATTACAGCCTATCAAGGAAGTCTAACGGCTTATATCTTTGCGATATAGCAGTCAAAACGACATAAAATATGCCGTAATCAGAATACTATACATATCATACTTTGGCGAAGTATGCCGCAAAGATACTAACTCAAATCAAAATGCCAAAGGAAAAGCCTATTTTTTATCAAACTTATGCAACCTGTTATACTTGTAATTCCCTATCTCGAATCTATTCTCAAAGAATATGTTGTTTATCTCGCACATCTTCATGTAATCGGCATTGGCGTATAAATCTCCTCCTGCCATTTTCGCAAAAAGAATTTCCTTGTATTCTTCACGTGATATGTTTTCAGATGTATTATGCTCAATCTTTACATCATTGAAAGAATGTATTATTTCGTCACGCTCTCTATCGTAAGTAGCAAACCAGTTCATTATTACAGAACCGTCAATGCGACCGTAAAACTTACCGTATGCCGAATTTTCACGTGCACGTTTAAAGCAAAGACATACATCTTCAATGCGGAAATAGTAGTATTTTTCAAGAATAGAGTTAACGACGGAAGCGACTTGATAATCATTCATATCTTCCCTCGTTCTTCCATAAAACAAAAGTGTGCCTTCTATGAACTTGACAAGAACTGCCTTTATGCAATCAGAGTTAGCGGATTTCCATTGTGACAGCTGGATTGGCGGAGAATTAATCGCTTGTTTAATGGTTGTTATCTCGCTACTGATGTTCTTGCAGATAGCTATCAGCTGCTTGGAAGATAGAACCGCTATTTCCTTGCTTGTTAGTGTAATTTCTGTTCCCATTATTTCTAAAGCTATTATTACTCCAGCGCGCTAATCTCTTACTAACTTCAAATGTCTTTTCTTTCTCGAACCTCATTTTCCGTCCCCCGCATTCAGACCAGTATTCATAAAATTCAATCAGCATATGATCAGGATATTGACCTTGATAAAAAAGCACTTCATCCTTAAACTTCTCCTTCCTTTCATCTATATTCTTTAATCCTGAAATTTTATTATTATAGCTAAACCCTGCTAAGAAAGCTTCCTCTAAAGACTTATCTTTATTGTTGCACGCCCATTCATGGGCTATTCTATCTATCTCCATAAAATCTAATTTTTTATAATTCAACTTCCTCAATTACAAATTCTATTCTTGGATTGAGTTTGTCAACCAATTTGCGCGCATGTATTTCTACACATTGACGGTCATTCTTTATTGCTTTACACGATTGAAGACAATCAAGTAAAATTTTAAAAGCATTGTCAAGATCAGGACGCAAGTTTTCGTGGTACACATCTACGTTTATCTTGAAGAACCCTTTTATTTTTTTGTCTCGAATGCCGCATTGTACATAAAAAGTTTTTTCGTACTCTTTAAGAACTTTCTGCTTAGCCAAAGAACCATGACCGTACAATGTAACAATCTTGTAACAATTGGATTTACTCGGTATCTTCCCCCTTATTATCTGTTTATCATATATCATATATATTTTATTTTCAATTCAACATTCACAGGTTTGTCTTTCATCGTAGAGAAAGCATCAAGCAGCTTATCCTTGATTGTTTCCAAAGGTTTTGTTAGGATATGGCTCTCTATCACTGTAAGCGGTAGTTTTTTACCGCTGTATGTAATGAGAGCCATAGAGGTGATTACGTATGGTTTCATGTATTGTAAAATTTCTTTGCCTGCCTTGCAATCTTTTTGTTTAGCTTACTTAGCATCTCATACTGTTTGCTGTCACTGCCTGCATTACGAATATCACGCTTTCGGTCTATCACAAATTTTTGAATGATTGCAATTTCGGTTTTGGTTAATGTAAGTCTCATGGTAAATATATTTAGAGGAGAAGTCCCGAATCGAACGGGACGCGCTGTTTTGCTGGAATTATTGAAACTGAATATAAACTAACTTTAAATAATCATGGCAAATCACACTATGTCATTCCAATACTTTCAGCGTTACCATATTCTCCATGTTCTCGTCAGTTCCCGTATACAGTGCCATTGGCGTAACCCTGATTGGGCTTGACGGAAGAGAACAAAAACTACCTCATACAAGGCTATTGTTCCCGGATAGGCGGTCAATCCACACCGGGATAGTCAACATTGGGATAAAATATAAACTAACCTGAACCTTTCACAGGACTTCTACATCAGTAGAGGGCTTTTGGTTTATTTTATTAAGTCTAAAATCTTTGTTTTGGCAATAGCATCCAGCTTCATGTCTTGAAGCCCCTGCTTCATGTATTCCGCCGCCTTTTTGTTGGCATCATCCATGTTCTTTGCCGCTATGAGAACGTAATATTTATTCTCTTTTTCTTTCCCGTTGTCGTCAACAAAAACTTCAACAAGGGTTATCTTATAAAAGAACTCATCATCCTGCTTTTCATTGACAATCTCACGTATCTTGCTACGGCTGATTGCGAAAACGTCACAATTACCGTTGTATAGTTCATTGCCTTTTAGTTCGACATGACCGAAAAGTTCATCATCGGTAATATATTGTTCGGTGACTTCTTTTTCATCGCCTTTGTTATTGGTCTTGTTGACCTTCAGCTTTAGTTCGTAGTACATTATTGTTCTGTTTTAAAATTTGTCTTTTGATTTTCTTGCTAAGCTTCCCGACAAAACGTCCATGCTTCTCCGTCGTTCCATCGGGCAGGCATTCCTTGTAGGAGTAAAGTAGCTTTTGCAGGAGAAGCGCTTCCTGTTTTGTGAGGGTGAGTTTCATTGGATTAAACCTTATAAGTTAAAATGGCAGTTGGTCGTCATCTTCAATTTGCGCAGCCGGAGCTTCCACGGCAGCAGCCGCATTGCTTGAACCCTCAAACTCATAAGGCTTGAAGTCTCCAAGATAAACCTTTGACTTGGTTTCCGCTTCCGTCTTGTTCGCATCCCTGTATTGCTTTGATAAAAACTGCTTGCAATAATGCGTCTTACCAAACTGGCTCGGTTCTCTTCGCTCGTTGATGTTTAGCCCAAGATATACGGACTTCGCTTTCAGATTTTCGTCCATGCTTACATACAAGTCATTTTCCTCTATCGGGATGACAATACACTTTTTGTTTTTGATTGTTGCTATGCCTGTCTTTTCAAGCTTCAGCAAATCTATGCTTCCGGTTAAATTCATTTTTTGTTAAGTATTTGATTAATAATTTCATTTGCAGCCGTTATCCGCTTCTCAAATTCGGCTATTACATCTTCATCCCTTGTTATCTCTACAATGTGAATGTTATGTTTCAAGAACGGGCAGAAAACGACAAAATCCGCTTTGTCTAAACCTGTACAGGACATCTCCGCTTGTGTTTGGTAGAAGTATATAGGATTTACTGATTTAAGTGTATCGTTATCCTTGATCTCGTTCATATACTCCATGAACTTTTTAGGAGTTGGGCATTTCACCTCTACCACCTTTCTTAAAGCATCTTTAATTGCTATCCGGTCAGGTGAAGCGGAGAAGTAAGGTATTGTAGGATGCTGTATGCTTTCACACTCTTCAAGTTTGCATCCTGCGACAAGTTGGTAACGTTCTGCCGCAAATTCCTCGACCTCGTTCCCCCAATCAGTATATTTATTACTGAAGCTTACTTGCTGCTGGTATATCTCGAAGTAGTAATCGTCTTCAATATACTTAGGGAGTAGATTTCTCTCTGCGCACACTTCATATATATAGGAAAGGGCTGTCTTTCCAAACAGTTCCCCTTTCTTCCCGCTTGTCATAAGGTCTCCAATGCGACTTCCCGTAAAAAAACCAATTCGAGACTTCAACCATTCACTTGAATTTTGTTCTATCATTGCGCTGGCTGGTTAAAGATTTCACCTGTTGTTTTATCAGCTACCGGCTCCATTGCCTTTCTCATAGCTTCTTTTTTTGCTTCCTTGCTTCCTCTGATTGGCTTCATAAGTTCATCAACGGTAGTATCTCCGTCTTTCAGAGACTGAACAATTCCAAGAAGCAACGCTATTTCATCCGCTTTAATCTGATTGATTGTTTGTTTGTCGCACAACTTAATTGTTTCCTCCTCTGTAATACCGTATTCATCAAACAAGAAGTCTATTGCACCTTTTCTTCTTTTGATTATTTTTTCTTCATCGGATAGATCACCGGTGATAAATTTTTGTGCGGCCTTATATACCTTTTCAACCACCGCTTTAGGAACAACGGCAAACACCGCATTTCTGTATGCAATGCTATTTGCTGCATTTCCGGTAACGGTAATCATATCATCGCTGAACCTATTTCCGTTTTTACCTACAATGCTTCTTCTCACCTCAAAGGCAGAGGCTACGTTAGCTTCCAAATCCCAGCAGGTGCCTCTACTGATTATTTGCTTGTCGGTGATTTGAACTACCTTAGCTTCTGTTCTCATATTTCCCCAATTGGAAACAATAATCTTTGCAAGGTGAACGGACGGCCCGGTAATAGGCTTTCCACCGCGAGGCAACGCATACCCGCAGCTTTGAGCCGTTTCTGCATCCATTGTTGCCATAGCAATAGAATTGTCAACGCACCTTTTGATGCTTCTTGGATATTGTTTTGCTGTTGCAACTTGACTATCTACGTTTGCGCGTTCAACTGCATCTACCTGTACGATTTGAACATCTTGTGCTTCTACTGGAAGCACTTCATAATTTTCTAAACCCATTATTTCTATATTTATTAGTTTAACAATATCTTGATAACCCCTGGATGACACAAAGGCCCATTCTCTCTTCTTCAAGCTCATCAGGGGTATAATCGTATTGACTACATTCTATCTCTGTGCGCAACTCCTCTATATCTTCCTCTATAAGCTGGATAACCTCCTCCTTTGAAGAATATCCGTATTCAGGAAGATACGCCAAAGAGGAGGACTTTACTTTGTTCAGTTCCTTATATAATTCTTCAAGTTCATTTTCCATTATTTTTGCTTTTAAACCGCCTGTACAAGGTTAAATTAAAACGGTGCGCACTTCGTTTCTCTCGCGGCTTTTAGTACAGTAATAGCACTACCTTATTGCGGTTGGAATAGGTCAAACCTCTATTATCTCAAATTTTCCTTTTCTGATATATATCTTATGGTTATAGTAATCTTTGACTATTGCGTAATCAGATTTCGGTCTAATATTACCCGTACAATCTTCTACATAAGAATTGCCGTAGGCTTCCACCGTTGCACTGTCGTAGGCTTCCACCGTTGCATTGCCGCAGGCTTCCACCGTTGCACTGCCGCAGGCTTTCACCGTTGCACTGTCGTAGGCTT